CAATGGTGCAGTCGCCTACTCCTGCCTTGGTGTTCTTGAGCAGGTTGTTTCGACTTTGCCATGTGCATATAGTATGTTGACGCCCATATTCTTTACGATCACCAAAATACACACCGACATCTTGTTCCATGTTCTTGTAGTCTGCTTCGGTCTGCGTAACCAAGCTCTTGTTGGGCACAATAACAATACTGCGTCCATAGGGTGCAATGGCATTGCTCAAGGCTGCTGTCATGATTGTTTTACCTGCGCCGGTGGCCACTTCCTGTATGCACTGTGGATTGGCCAAGAAATTGTTCACGATCTCTACTTGGTAGTCACGCATCATTATGGGCTGACCTGCAGCCGGATGACCCTTGGGCCACTTCACATGTTCAAAACTTGTTTCGGTTATCTGTTCAAAGTTGAATGTGTTCGAATAGTCACGTTGGTCATCCAGTTCAATGTCATAGTTTAATCGTTCCAATATGGGCACAATCTCCGGCAACAGGTTCACATAAGTTGACCCACCCAGTTGGAAGTATGCTACCTTGCCATCCCAACGTCCCAGTCTCACTGCTGGCAAATAACGTGCGGCAGGGTTTTCATATTTGAACGCATTGACCAAGGCCTTGCGAGCATCCAAGTCCAGGCCTTCGATCTTGATGTTTACTTCGTCTTTGATTACTATTGTTGCTCTCACATCATGCTTTCATTGCAGTAATTATTTCATTGGCCAAGTCTGTTAATATTCCAAACTGTTTTAATATTGCATCGTTGGAAATTTTTCTATGTGCAAACAGCTTGGACAAGTATTCAACTCCTTGTGTTCTCAACTGTGCATCATAGTTGTCTTGCACAATGCCATTGATGAAATCTTCAATGGTGCTTTTTTGTTTGCTGGTAATTTTATATTCAGCAGATTGTTTTGTCTTCAATAGTTCTACCAGACCGTGTTTCTCTTCTGGTGTTAAAATTTTCCAAGTCAAGTGTTCAGGAGTTACCAATACTTGATAGTGGAACGGTAGCATTTTTTTGTTTGCCCATTCAAACAGTTCGTGAAAATTTTGAATGTTCAAAGGTTGTGCCACCGCACGAACACTATAGTCAGCCCAAGGAATGCGTTGCTTTAGTGTGTCAATGTTGCGATTTAGTGTGTCCCAGTTGCCAGGATATCGCACAAAGTTGTAAACATCTTTGACACCATCAACACTGATTCCTATTTCCAAGTCTTGAATTTGTTCCAGTTTGTGTAGCAATGGTTCGGTGAGCACGGTGGCGTTGGTAGCTATAACACATTGTATATTTCTTTGTATGATCTTGTCAAGGATTTCAATGTTGCGCTTGACCAAAAAGAATTCGCCCCCAATGAACGTCACACTCTTCAAATCTGGCAGCTGGTCAATGGTGTCCAATGCTATTTGAACATTGTCTGCAATCAAAGGTCGGATGGGCATGATGCCTGCTTGGTATCGTTCCTCGGCTGCATAACTGCTGACTTCAGCCGAACACATGGCGCATCCTAAATTGCAAGTGTTACCAAAGAATATTTCCAACGTATAGGTCTTGTTGTCTGCACTGGCCCAGGGCTGATTCAACAGTTGTTTTCTTATGCTGGTCAATCCCATGCTTTCAGGAACAGAACAGTTGACACACCCCACATCTGGCACTGCGCCCGCCAGCATGTTGTGCCGAAGATCTTTCATTTCCTTGCCAACAAAAAAATCATTTAAAGTAGGAATTGGTGCCTGCTCTTGATACACACAGCATGGTTTGAAAATAACATTTCGATCTGACTGACTTTCAATACGCACATTAGTAAATGGTGCATTACAAAATATTTTACTGTGATGCATAAGTCATGTTTCTAAGTTGTTGCGTGGTGTTTGGAAACACATCAAGTCCGTGACACTGTAATTCAATATTGTGCAGTCGCAGGAAGTGCTGAATGTATGCTTCATCAAAAATGCTATGCAATGCTATGTTGCTGTTGACACCGTTGATTAGATTGGTTGCAAATTGTTCACACCTGAGTTGAATATTATGAAATTTTTGTAGTGCTAGAAATTGCTCATGTTGTTTTTCTATTACATCAACATCCACTGTGAGATTGAGCCGCAGTGCTGAGACCAATTGAATAAATGATTCTTTCCAATTTTCAACTATGTCTTGCGTTGATATTTTTATTGTGGAATCTATTTTGGTGTATGACGTTGCATCACATGTTAGATCAAGAACATCATTGATCCAAAAAGAACACCATTCTCTCAGTATCCATCTAGGAACAGTGCTGTCAAATTTACCTGTGTAACCCCAATGCGTTTTGAGTTTGTGGATGACTTCTTGTTCAGGCATTTGCATCAAAATATAATTGATCAACTGTTCTTTTTCTGTTTTAAAAAAATGGTTGTCGTAGTAGTCCAGTCTGTGTTCTTGACAAGGGAGGACAACTATTGTATGATCTGCATTGACATTCAAGTATGGCGCATCAATGTGGCCGTGCCTTATTGTTGATGCCAGCTCTTCACTTCTCAACCAAAATTGATGACTGCTTCCGTCATTGTTTAATGCTAATCCTTCAAACGGTTCAGTTCTTAAATTGGTATAATTGTAAATGCACTGTGCAAGGTAAGTGCCGTAACAACCTCGAGGAAAATAAACTTTGATCATGTAACAGTATATACTTATCGCTACAAGAAGTCAAAAAAACAGGCTCCGAAGAGCCTGTTGTAAAAACCCGGGGCGGAGCCAACCAATCCCCAGGGTAAAACTATTATTCAGACATCAAAATCAAAAATGCCAATATCAATGCTAACACAGGGTGGCCTACAAACACTAACAGTAGCACAGCAAGCCAAGCCATGTTAGATATACAACAAAAAGGCTGCCGCATTCATGGCACTAGCAAACACGTTGAACCAGCCCCAAAATTTATTGCCCTCTTGAAAGCATTGCACAGCAAAGTATCCACTGACAAACACAAAAAGCAAATTTATAATTATCATATTAGGCACTCTTCATACATGTAGTCTCAGCCAGTCGCTTCCAGTTGCCTGCAAAGCTCTTGCGCAAGTCAGCGATCTTCAATGCCATACGCAGGCTCATCTCACGCAAACGATTTTGATTTGCTTCCATGAACTCAATGATCTCGTCTTGCGCACACTCTTCAAAATCATAGTCTGCAAACAACACACCGTCTTTGGCAATTTGCTTGATACGCAACACTTTGTCACGCATGGTGTCCAGTGTCAAGTCAAGATAGTGACAGCGTGATTGCAGTGCATCCAAGTGATCACGCAACTTTTGGCTCTTCATCTGATCAAACTTCAAGTTGGTAATAAAGATCACTGAGCCTTTGAACTCGAAACGATCCGGGATGCCTTCGCGGCGCAGAGTTGAGGACTCTGACAACCATGAAATTGTGCGCTTCTTGCCGGAGTCCAATGCACCCTTCAGCAAGTTCAGTGCCACGTCATCAAGCAGAATGCTGTCACAGTCATCAAACACCAACACACAGTTGTCGTCTGAGTATTTGTAAAGTGCTTGATACAAGCCAATGGGAGTGGCACTACCTTTGACAACTTCGGCACGAAGGCGCTTGCCTGCCAGCTTGTCAAACAGTGTGGCCTTTTCAATCTCTTGCTCAACACCAAAGCTCTTGCCAACTCCAGGAGGACCTGACACAATCATAGCACGGATGTCACCGTTGACACAGGCCTTTGTCATCTCATGCAAGATGTCAAAACGCTCACGAATACGTGTCATGATTTCATCTTCTGTTTCAGCCTCTACTGGGGGCTTGGCAAATGCCACTGTATTTTCTTTGCTCACTGCATCTCCATTGACATACTCGATGTCGCTAATGTTGTTGACTTTGATACGGATGGTGTCGGGGCAGTTGGGAAATGCACCGTTGTTTTCTACTGTCACGAAGTTACCTTTGGCGCCAGATTGAAAGCCTGACACAAGATTGAAAGCGATGTTGCGCACGGGTTTGTTGCGATACACACCTTTAATTACACGAATTGCACTCATTGTTGGCTCCTTTGAAATGCGGTTGTTTACTGTTTATGTCTCTATTATAGCAAAAGACGGATTATTGGTCAACCGGGGCAAACAATGCTTGACCTTGTTGCATAAAAACAACAAACGCTTCCATTGTGCGCTCACTGTATACCATGCGACCGTTTTTCTGAATGTCTTGCAAGGTTTCCAGCAGTGGCATGCCCAGGAAGTCTGCTTCTTTTTGAATTTGTTTGATTGCTGTGGTGATCTGCATAGTGGCTCCTTTTTGCTTTGTATGCCATTATTATAGCATTTTGGGGATTATTGGTCAACCAAAAAGTAATACTACAAAAGTATTACTTTTTAAACTGTTCAAAAAAGCGGGTGTTGATTTCGTCCATTTCTGCCTGCTCCACGTAGAAGTCAGTAGTAGGATCGTAGTATTGACCCTGTTTGTTGTCGTAATACAACACACGGCCTGAAAAGTTGAACGGGCCTTCAAGTCCCTTGCGAGGGCCGTATTTGTCACGCATGACGTCTATGGTATCAACTACACGATATCCCATTGCTGGCTCCTTTTTGCTTGGTATGCCCGTATTATAGCAAATTGGGAATTATTGGTCAAGTAATACCTAAGTATTACTGCCAAAATCTCTGTATTACAGGGTCAGTGACACATTCATGTGGCTTGGGACGGCCGTGAAATACCAGTATGCTGGCAGCAGGATCAATTTGTGCTGGTGTGCCTGGCTTTCGTGGTTTGCGAGAAGCAAAATCATATCCACCTTCGGCCACTTGCCAGCGCCAGCTTTGTAACTGGGACTGATCAAAGTATCTGCACACTGTTGGCTCAATTACCGCACCCAGGTAGTCTTGGTCTCCAGGATAGCGCCGCACTGTTTGATCAATGTCCAGCTGGGCAAAGTTTTCCCAAACATGTGCAAACTGTTCAGTGTTCCACCACATCACACTAGAATTCATTCCGGAATGACCTTGCCGTTGCAGATATCTGAAGTCGCGTATGGTCCAAAAATTCTGGGTGGGCAAATCCACAAGCCATTGTAGGTCGTTGACAATCACACAGTCAAGATCAAAATACAACAGGTTGCCTGCATGATGTTCAGCGTTGAACAACTGCATCTTATACCACCATGATCGTTTTGGGCCAGTGATTCCAGGCCATTCTGTCAGCTCGTGTTTGGTCATGTGAGGTGGCACAGGCCTTGTGGATTCAGTGTATACATGAAATCGTATGCCATTTTGCAAGTGACGTAACAACATGTTGTAGAGCTTTTCCACATATACCCAATCATACCCGGTGCCGTGAATCACACATGCACAATCAGTCACAGTGTCAGTGTGGGCTCGATTCTTTTTAGCCATAGTCCTTGTCCAATTTCTTCCACAGTGTATTCAGTGTGGCATATTTGCGCCAGCCACGATTCCCTGTCTATGTCATAGGGTTGTTCAATATCAGGCATACCCACTGCCACAGGATATGCAAGACTGCTGTGTGCCACAATGGGTCTGCAACCTGCAATGCCTGCTTGTATGCCCGGTCCTGAATTGTGGTTCACAACTGCATGGCAGTTAAAGTGCATGTCAAAACTGTCGTAAGTGTTGACCACGGGTCTTGCAACTTCCAAAGTAGTATTCTCAGGCAAGTATGGCATGCGTAGCGGACTTCGCGGATGTGCTCGTATGCGTATGGGACGGTCAGTAGAGTTGCGTAGTTGTTGAATTTGCATCAACACCCAGGATTCCATGCTGCCAATGCCAGCGACTTGCAAACTGTTTTGATGTTGTGCGGCAATGATGATTTCGGGACCTGGATGCAGTTGAGTAGCCAAACTTATTTGCAACTTTCTAGGGCGATCCCAATCCAAATTATCATAGTGTCCATAGTATCCATCTCTAGTGATATGGTTTACTGCCAGTTTCCAAGTCTGCCCACGATACAACGCACCAATGTCTATCACAATCACAGGTCGGTTTTGACCGCGATAGTGCTCATATACTGCTTGGTTGGCTCGCATCCTGCCATGCCATAACACTGACCAAATCACTGCGGCATCAGCAGTCATGGAATTCTCTTGTGTTTGTATACCTGAGGCTTGGCAACAATCCAAAAACGCTGCCATCACAGGTCGGGAATTTAGCGCACACTGGGCAGGAAAATAGGCTATGGATTTGATCACTGTAAATACGCTTATGAAATACACTGTAGTTACCACTTTCAATGCCGACGGTTACAATACCTACGGTCGGCGAATGATTCAAACTTTTTTACAGACTTGGCCCAAAGACATCTTGCTCAAGGTGTATGCCGAAGGGTGTCGTGTTAAACCATCAGCACCCAATTTACAAGTGTTGGACTTGGAAGGGGTAAGTGCTGATCTTGTGGCATTCAAAAACAAATGGCGCAACGTGCCCAAGGCCAATGGCGATAATGGGCCTGGTAGCGAACGTAAATCATTCAAATGGCAAGCAGTGAGATTCAGTCACAAAGTGTATGCTATATTTCATGCTGCCAAACATGCCCAAACAGATTGGTTGATTTGGATGGACGCTGACATGGTGTGCCACTCACCAATCACTGTGCAACAATTGGATCAGTTCTTTCCTGCAGATCGTGAACTGTGTTATGCAGGTCGCAGTAACAAATTCAGTGAATGTGGCCTATACGGTATGAATCTAACCAGAGAACCTGTGCAAAAGTTCTTGGCAGAGTTTCAACGCATGTATGATGACGCTGAGAATGGCATCTTTACTCTGAAAGAATGGCACGACAGTTTTGTGTTTGATGCGGTAAAAGCTCGCAGTGGACTGGCAGAACTCAATTGGACAGCACACTTGCAAATGGGCGAGGGTCATCCCTTGATCAACTGTGATTGGGGAGGGTATATTGATCATCTCAAGGGCAAACGCAAAGGCAGTGGCCGCAGCAACTTGTCAGACCTTGTGGCACCAAGAAAAGAAACATACTGGCGATGATATTTTTGAGCAAGAATGGTGATGACGAATACATCGACATGTATGCACATGGGCTTGGTGTTGAGTCTACTCCATTGGAGTCATGGCGTTACGAGGACAGCACAGAGCCACTTATGTTGCGTGGCATCATGAAACACAAGATTATCAAGCAGTGCTGGGAGGACAAACGACCATTTAGATACATGGACTCAGGTTATTTAGGTAATCGCCCCAGTTACAACAACCCACAAGGCTGGAAGCACTGGCATCGTATTGTGCCCAACAACTTACAGCATGATCAGGTTATTCCACGACCCAGTGACCGGTGGAATCGACTGGGATTAGAAGTAGCCAATCGCCGTCGTGGCAGCACAATACTGATTGTTGCTCCCGACGAAAAGCCTTGTAAATTTTATGATATTGAACTGGACTCATGGATGGCAGAAACTGTGGCCACTATCCGGCAACACACAGACAGACCTGTTGTTGTGCGTGAACGCAATCGAAGTCGTACTGACAGAAAAATTAATCGTGTGGAAAAAGCCCTGGATGATGTGCATGCTGTGGTAACATTCAACTCAATAGCAGGCACAGAAGCTATACTAGCGGGTGTTCCTGTGTTTGCCTTGGCACCATCGAACGCTGCCAGACCTGTGAGCAACACAGACCTGGCTCACATAGACAATCCTTGGTTTCCAGATCGAGATCAAGTGTTGGCCTGGGCACATCATTTGGCCTATGCGCAGTTTCACATAGACGAATTCAAGAACGGTTCAGCAGAACGTATAATTAAACAAACTGAGGAGATATTAAATGGTTGAGCATTATGGATGGAAATTCCCGGACTTTGAAACACATCTTCCAAAGATGTTGAAGAAAAGTGTAGACAAAGGTCTCCCGGCTGAATATCAAGTTGCTGTGCGACGTCGAAGCATTGAACTGTGCAAAAAACGAGACGTGGCCCTGGACATTGGTGCCAATGTGGGATTGTGGAGCCGTGACTTTGTTGGCAGTTTTGCTCGTGTGATAGCATTTGAACCAGTGGCCTTGTTTAGAGAATGTCTGGAACAAAATGTGCAAGGCACAAACTTTGAAGTTCAGCCAATTGCCTTAGGTGATCAAGACACACAAGGAACCATGATCATCACGGAGAAAAATTCTGGGCACAGCCATCTAGATCCTGCTACCATGGGCACTGGCGATGTGCAAGTTGTTCGACTGGATACATTGAATTTTCATGATGTCAGTTATATCAAAATTGACTGCGAGGGATACGAGTATCGTATCTTGCAAGGCGCTGAACAAACCATTCGTCGTTGTAGACCTGTGATAGTGATAGAACAAAAACCACATGATGCTTACAGCAAGCAATACGGTCAGTTTGCAGCAGTAGAATTATTGCAAGCCTGGAGCATGGTCAAACTGGAGCAAATACGTGACGACTGGATCATGGGATGGCCATAACTGCACTTGATCTAGTAGAAATTAAAGAAGGATGGCATTGGCCAAAAGATGATACCAACACTTGGAAATTTTTATTAGAAAATTTTGATTTGCCTGGCCGAATATCCAGTTATGTTGATGACAAAAAAGTTGTGGTGCAAGCTGGCGGCAACTGCGGTATGTATCCAAAACAATATTCAAAAATTTTTAATGCTGTTTATACTTTTGAACCAGACTGGCTGAATTTTTATTGTTTAGCCCTGAATTGCCCTGAAGAAAATATAATTAAATCCCAAGGATGTCTCGGTAGTGATCCTGGATTGGTTGATCTTCATATCAAATCCAAAAGTAGAGGAAAAAGTTTTATCAACGGTGCTGGACTTTATCCAATCTATTTGATAGATAATTTAGGATTGACAGCATGTGATTTGATACACTTGGACATAGAAGGCTATGAATATTTTGCTCTCAGCGGTGCTGTGTCTACTATTCAAAAATTCAAACCAGTCATAGCCATTGAAATGTGGGATCCACCTCCAATTAAATATCAAAATAGATTTGGGGACAACATCAATCAAAAAACCAAAGACCTACTGGCATCATTGGGTTACACACATGTTGATACACTGAACGAATCTGATTGGATATACACATGCGAACAAAAATAATTGTGTTACAAAATAATCAGCTGTCTCAAACAGTGGCACAGGATTGCATAGAACAGGCCGCAAAGTTTGGCATCACTGCTGAAGTATTTGATGCCATAAACGGATTTGATGCAGCGAGTCATTTAGAATTATTAAACATAAAGCCCTTGGGTAAATTTAAAAAAGGAAGAGTTGGAATAGTTGGGTGTTTGCTAAGTCATTATTATTTGTGGCTGGATTGTGTCAAACACAATGTTCCGTATCTTGTGCTAGAACATGATGGATATTTTATCAAGCCACTACCAGACAATATTTTAGACTTGTTTGATGATGTTATTAAATTAGATTCTGGAAATCCCTACAGCGATTCATATGAACACTGGTTGGCCGCACACTCAAATGATACATCATCAATCTGGACCATTCGAGATGGTGAACACAGCGGTGGCAATCGTGAAACTGCTGCTGGCTGGAATACCTTGGGAGCCTATGCCTACATCATCAAACCACATGCCGCAGTCAAGCTGATTGACTGGGTCAAAGCCAATGGTTTCCTTCCAACTGACTGGTTGATAGGAACAAAAATTGTGTCGGTGAGTCATCACTGTCCCTCTATTGCGAGACTACATCCACTTTACGCAAAAGATGGTAATATTAAAAAATTATCCACCACAATGAATTTGGAGAAATAAAATTACAAGCCCTAGTCAATATTATGAAGAATCAGTGCAACTGGGTCGTGAGTTTCAAGTTAACAACAAAAGTTGGGCCGGATATGATGTTGTAAAATATCAAAAACTCATCAAGGATCTTGTGGATCGATACAATGCCAAAACTATATTAGACTATGGCTGCGGCAAAGGACTACAATACCGAGAACCACTGCCATATGGCATGTTGTCTGGCGAGACCATGCCCGAAAGTCAGTGGCAAACTTTTGATCAATATCTTGGTGTCACTGTGTATTGTTACGATCCTTGTGTGGCAGAATTTGAAACCCCGCCGCCCCCAGGTGCCAAATTTGACGGTGTGATATGCACACAAGTGTTGAACAGCATACCTGATGATGACATGACCTGGGTGAGAGAAAAACTAGAACACCATGCTGAAAAGTTTTGTTTTATTGGGCTAAACTTTCAACGTGTGGCCAAGGGCAAAAAGACCATGTATAATCCTGACTATTTTCGTGTGCCACGCACTAGAGAATTCTTTCGTGGCCACTACACAGATTGGTCAGGAAGTGACTTATTTTGGTGGTTCAAAGATCGCCCGTATTATGATACCTGGATGGATGATCAATTGATTGGTATGTGGCAGGACACACCTGAAACATTTATTGGTAAGTATGAGTTTGTGGAAGTAAATCATAGATGATAATTGATCCCAACTATCAAGCACAACTGGTGGAAATGCACAGCAAGGGCCAGTTTGTTAGAGGCAGCAAAATGCTCAAGGCCATGCGTCCATTTATAAATCAATATCAACCCAACAGCATATTAGACTTTGGCTGTGGTCATGGCGCACTGATGTCTAGCATCAACAACGCATACCCTGGCATAGTCACAGATGGTTATGATCCAGGAAATACTGAGCACAATCGCATGCCCAAAAAATCATTTGATGCTGTGGTCAGTGCTGATGTATTTGAACACATAGAGCCTGCGCATCTTGCCGCCACATTACAGTTGATCAGCAGCAAGATACAAGTTGCTGGTTGGTTTAGAATTGCCTGTTATCCTGCAAAAAAACACTTGCCCGATGGTCGTAATGCTCACTTGATTGTGGAATCACCCAACTGGTGGCGTCAGCAACTGTTGGCCAACATGAATGTGATCATAGTTAAAGAAGAGATTGCGGTGTTTGACAAGCGTCACAAATGGCCCAACATTGTGGGCGAAGTCTACGACGTCACTGTGGAAGTCAAGTAAGGCAAGAATTTTTGATAGATACGGCCGGCTCTAGCATCCGCATCACTCCAATGTGCGGCTGCTAGATCATACATCCATTGCTCTCTTGAGAATGTTTCAGGAGATTCAATCTTACTGACATCTTTGTTGGCCACTGCCCATGCCACACAACTGGCATCGTCCGCAAACACAGGTATACCTTCGCATGCCGCTGCCACACTGGCCGAACTGTTGAAAAACACTGCGGCATGTGCATTTTGCAAATTATCAATCAATCGGCTTTGACTGGGTTCAACAACAACTATGTTGTTTCGCTGTCCTGATCTGTTTGTATATTCTACAAATTTGTTCATGTCGTATTGCCCAGGGTGTGGGCGAATATGTATCTGCCTATTGCTTGTAGATCTAATTTGTTGAACTTTTTCTTTGAGCCATTGCATGGGATCCAAAGTTTTCATTGCGAACCCACCATCACGTTGCATGCAAATTAAGATATGTCCAGTGGTGTTTGTTTTGACCGGCTGTAGTTGCACACCCAATTGGCGACTTATTTCTGTCCACTTGGTGGCATTGCTGTTTTTATTAGCATACTCAGCACGATCGTAAAATGGTCCACCAAGACTGTATCGCAAATAGCCGCTGGCATCATCAAGATATTTCCAACAACTGGCATCTATACACATGGTATGATTTCCCAGGCGGCGTTGATCGGCAATGATTTGCTTGCGCAATGCAATATTGCGGCCACCGGTGTTTGTTGTTGCCCAGCCCAATATTACTGCTAATTTGCTGGGAGTATATCGGTGTTCCCATTCTGTCACAACTGAGTGGCCGGTTACCCGCACCCCTTCGGCAAAACTTTCCAAACATTCAATTTTTCTTGTGTGTTTGCGAACGTTGGCCACACTACTGAGGTAAACAACACAATCAACCACCTTGCAGTATTCTCCAAGCGGTGCCATCTCGCATTTCCGCTTCAGTAAACTGGCAATAGGCTATGTGATGTGCCCAAGCAGTAATTTCGTCAAGATTGGGTTTTTTAATTTTTTCTATTTCTGCAATTGAATTACTGCATACAGCAGCGGCAGCATTGGGGCCAAGCGTAATGGCAGGCTTGCCATGCAGTATGGCTTCGCCGGCTGCAATACTGGAATAAGTTATCATACAATAGATATCCTGGTCTAAGGCCATTTCTATTGTGTCATCATTTATTCTCACACTGCGCCCTTGCTTGCGGCGAATCACCACTTCTCTGTCGGTGTGCAAACCAATTTCATTCAATGTATTTTGCAACCAAGTTTCAAGATCTATGTCATAAAGATTCAACAGTTTTTGACTGGGTGGTGCCAACAATATTTTACTGCCATCAGTGCGCACTTTTTTGAGTCGAACTCCTGTGCGATCAAACCTATCACTGGGACGCTCAATCACAGGTCCAAAGTTTTGCACATCATTTTTTGTAATCCTATGATACAATTTTTTCTTGCCATTGCCAAAGTATCCAGTGTCAATATAATAAAAGTCTTTGCCAGCAGCTCGACACGCATCCATTTGTTTGCGTTTGGTAATACCACGTAACACCACTGGAGTGGGCGTTGTTTCAGTTTTACTCCAGGTGGTTATTTGTCCACCACATCCGCGCACAAAACTTTCTAATGTAGGATCGTACATATACCCTTTTCTTTCATATCTGTATTCACTGTCAATGGCATGTACTGCCTGTGTGTCTAACGCACGAATTTTTGCGGTAATCGCATCAAAATTCATACCATAATAATCCCCTGCTGGGTCTGCCCGATATTTTATTATGTCGTAGAATATTTCTCGAACTTCGGCTGGTAACAAATCAAATTCATGCTCTACCGGTGGTGTGTATTCTTCATCATCCATTTTTTGTTCTTTGCTCACAGTAGTCAGTTAATAGTCTTTCTTGATGCCAGTCTTGTGCAAAGTCACCAGCATTAGCAAACTCATGAAAACAAGGAGTTCCTAATGTGTAATGCACTAACTTGACCAAAGGGTTCCACTCATACTCAACATCCAGCCAGTTCCACTCTGCAGGTAGTTCACCAATACGTTCATCATCTATCCAGGAAAATCTATGCAGTTCCGCACCTGTTGATTTTTGCACAAACTCAGGCGTTAGTTTACGATTGGGATAGCTGTTGCAGTTCCACAGTATCACACTTGACCAATTCTTGCGCGGATAGTCTTCGTTCTTTGATCCAAGATATTTCACAGGCATGCGAGTTTTATAGTCATGTTTGACAACCATGACATCTTTAAAAGAATCTTGTAGATTCCATAATTCCACAATGTCTCCACGCAGGATCATGTCGCCATCGATGAATATGGCCCAGCCCTGATAGTCCATCAGGTGCGGCACAAGGAAACGACTGTAGATAAACTGGTTACTACCATCAGTATGCGTTTCATCGTAGTCTCGGAACAGGTTCAATGCCACAGGAATAATAGCAACTGGTTGACTGGCATGCCTGATGATCGAGTTCACACATACGTGGTATGCCACTGCTTCTCTGGGATCATAGCCCACAAACACAGGTATGGGTTTCATCGGCGTTCTATATCTTCCTCAACACAGCAGTCACCGTATTGTATTTCAATCAATTTGAGTGGTTGATCAGTTTCATTGCACAGCTGATGCCATTCATTTACATTGATAAAAGTGTGTGCATGCATGGTCAACTGACACTTGACTTCTTGATCAGTTGAAGCCTCATCCAAAGTATACACTGTGGCTTCTCCTTCAGCCACAAACCAAAACTCAGCACGACTGTCGTGTCTTTGCATGCTCAAACATGTGTTGGGCATCACAGTGAGTTCTTTGAGTTTGGTATTGGCGCCTACTTCATGTAACACACGATAGTATCCCCAGGCACGATCAGTTCGTGGTGTTTTCCATTCATTGAGTATCCATGAACTGGAATTCATTTTGTTCTCGCCGCCTACACCAAAACAAAAATCCACATCATCAAACACCATTTCAGGACAGTTGTCGGCTGTACGGTCTCCGCCATTGGCAAAAATAAACTTGGTTCCTGGACGTATATAAAAGTCACGTGCAACACGTATGGCATTTATGGATGTGTTGTCAGCATCGTCAAACTCGATTACTTTGTCCACCATGCGTAAATTTTCAATAATGGCTCGACGTTCTGTTGCAGGCAAAAATGGCCTGCCTTTTTTACGGGTGAGCCACTCATCTGAGTTAATGCCCACCACTAGTCTGTCGCCTAGTGCCCGGGCAGCTTCAAAGTAGGCAATGTGCCCTGAATGTAGCGGATCAAATCCGCCTGTGACAATTACTATTTTCATGCGGGTATTTAACTGACATGATCGACATACCACCAAAAAGCCACCCAGGCAAAGAAAAAGAGCAGCAGCAAAACAATTTCCATTTCTTCTAGATCTTGTTGCCAGCGTTCTTGGTCAGTCATTTTAGATCAACTTTATTTCCACTGTGGCTCGTTTTTTGCCGCCAGAGTTTGACACCACATTGACAATTTCAAATCCGTCTACACCTATAAAATTAGTTTCAGTACCTTTGCATCGTATGTCCAATATGATTCGTGTGTGTTCATGCGAATGCTTTTTCATTAAGTCAATGTAGGTGTTAACAGGATAATGATGTCCACAACTGAGCCACGAAGTTATTACGTCAAATTTTACATCTTCGGCAATGTTGATGTTGTTGGCATCAATCAAGTGATAATTTTTTGTGCCTAGTTCTTGTAACTTGGCATCTAAAAAATCAAAACTGTGATAAAAGTACAAGGCGTCTGATGTTGCATTCCAATTACCATAAGAGGCTGTGTCAGATTTGTTGGCGTTTTGTTGTTGATCGCCGTCCAATAACCACAACTCTGTGCCGTACTTTTCTGCAAACCAGCGGGATTCGTGAGCAAACCCGCAACCAATGTCCAATAACTTGCCAATGGGTTGTGACAAGTATGCATCAACTGCGTCAAAGTTGGCTCGACGCTTGGCAATGTATTTTTCAGTAGTCCATTTTCTAGCCCACTGTGCTGAGTCGTGTGCACCTTTGTCGGGATTGTCTGCATACAAGTTCATACTGTGATGTCTTCCATGCCTGCTGTGCGCAGTCGCACCACATGCCCCATTTGCCACTGCTTAGTGTCTAGACCTTTCATGATGCCCAGCCAGCGATTACGTAGCAAGGCCACTTCGTTAATGATGGTTTCAAAGTCTACAACTTCTTCTTCGCCATCCACATATTTTTCAGCATCACGTGCAGTCAACGCACGGGCATAGCCTTCTAGATATTTTTTAAAATGTCGGGTGCGTATTTTGCGCAGTTGAATGTTGAGAAAGTTCAACACAGCTTCAATTTCTTGCAGCTGGTTGAACCTGTGCTCAGTGATGCCCGGTAGTGCAGTAATATTCTTTTCTACCAAGCCGCCAATTTTACAGTCACGTTTGGCATCCGTGAGTTCTGACTCAAAGTGTGCAATGAAGTCAGGTATGTTGCTGAGATCAGCAACTACTTTGCTATACCACATTAGTAGTCATCTTCTTGATTGTAGTTGTCCTCATCATCAATATCTTCTTCTAGGTCGTCTTCTGCATAGTCCTTGTCATTGTCCAAGTATGCTGTAAGAGCTTTCTTGATGTCTGAATCTCCTTTAAAGGCTTCTCGAATTTCGTCAACATCATGGTCATGATCAATCAAGATAGCCACAATGCTTTCGGCTGCATCCATGCGATCTACCACATTGACGTATCGTTTTAATTCGCCCCAAATTTCGCTTGCTACTTCTGCTGACATTGTTATTCCTCCGCTGTGTCGGCTGTACTTACCTCTGTTTTGATATTCTTGAAGTCAATCATGACTTTGTCCAAGCAACCATCATCGTTCTTTTCCCAGGCCTTGCGAAACTTCTTGATGATCTCGCCTTCGCTTGTGGTAAACACTAAACTGTTGCCTTCGCGCTTGAGCATTTCTTTCTTTTCAATCAAGTCTACCAGGCCTGAGTAAGGACTCATACCTGTTGTGTAAGGAATCTTGACCTGCACACCTTCAAAGGGTTTGGCATAGCGTGTTTTCATAACTTTACAGCCTGCACGAATACCGTTCACGTCTGACACTTTGTTGCCGTCCTCATCCTCTTTCAGCTTCATCTTCTTCATGGCAACCACAATACTTGAAGCATAGATAAAGCCTTGACCACCACTAATTTTGTCGTCGGGATCAAACATGTCTTGACTTGCGTAGGTGTGATTGGTGCAAACCAACCCTACGTTGTAGCTACCAAACATGTTTACACAGTTACGCACCAATGCTGTGAGTGCTTTGGGTTTACGACCCAAGTCGCCCTTCATTTCGCCTGCATCAAACTGGTTAACATCCGTTGGGGTCAACAACATGCCCAGTGAGTCAATCACAAACATGACCTTGGGACGTTCGCCTTCGGGTAATGCTTTGTAGTCGCTCATAAATGTTGAAATGGTCTTTGCCACATCGTCAATCATGGCCATACTCAGTTTCAACAGTTTGCTTTCTGATGTGTCCACGCCAAGTGCTTTGAGCCAGTCTTCGTCTAAGGCGTTTTCACTATCAATCAGCACAACAAAGATGCCTTGCTCTTGTGCGTTCTTGATAATGTTACCTGAACAGATGTATGATTTACCTGCACCAGAGTCACCAGCAAACACTGTGACCTTACCCAGTGGAATGCCGCGATTGAAGTCGCCGCTGATCAAATAGTTTAGTGCATAATTGCCTGTGCTGATCCAGTCTGTAGGATCGTTAAAACCGATGCTGAGTCCATCGATTGATTTTGTAATTTCTTTACGGAATTTTGAAACGTCAAAGGGTTTACCCATGAATCACCTATTATTTTTTTAAAGAACACAGAGGGAGAGCCCCTCTGTGTGATACAGTCAATTACTTGGCTTGACGGCTACGGATCATGGCCAGGATGTCCTGAGCATTTTGTCCACTGGCTGCGGGCTTGACCACTGGTGCGGCTGCCACAGGAGTGTCATCTTCGTCAAATCCATTGTCTGCTGCTGGTGCAGGTGTTGCCACTGGTGCGGCTTTGGCTGCTGGTGCAGGAGTGTCCTCATCCACATGTGCGGCTCCGGCACCACCAGGTGCTTGAACACCAGCAGGACGGAAGTATTGACCCCAACGTTCTGTGTCGTAAGGTTGTCCCTCCACTGAGGCTTCAAACATTTCTTTGATGACCTTGAGTTCAACATCGCCCGGCTTCTTGGGCAGGAATGTGCTCAAGTCATACAAGCCATGTGTGGCAATAGCGGCTTGTTCAGCTTCGGTCAGTGCCGATTCCTTACGTGCCCACTTTGAAGTGTTGTAGTCAGCAAAACCACCTTTGGCAGTTTTAGTGATACGGAAGTCCAAGCCACGCAGTGTGTCTGTGGGCAATTCTTCCAGTTCGGGATCCATCAATGCGCCTTTGATGATGGTGAAAATCTGAGGTCCGATGATGAAACGTCGGATGGGATTTTCTGGGCTCTTGTCGTCGCTTAGTGGGTTTTCACGCACGAAGCCTTGAAAGATGTAGCTACGCTTCTTCCAGTATTTGCGACCCATTTCTTCAAGACTCTTGTCCTTGAACCAGGTGCGCACTTCTGCCAAGATAGGACATGCTTCGCCCCACATTTCCACACAAGGCACTTGCACATACACTTGTTTGGAATCCATTTCGCCTTTGATGCCAGCGAAAGGCAAACGAATCATTGCTCGTTCTTGCCAGAAAAATGTGTTTTTTGTATTTGCATCGGGAAGGAATCGCAGTGTTGCACTTTGTCCTTCTTCCATGTTCCAATGGGCGTAAATGGAGTTGTCTCCACCTGTTTGTCCGCCGCCTTTGTTGCCCTCTGCTGCCTGTAGTCTTGCTCTGATTTCTGCTAATGATGCCATAGTTTTTCTCCTTAGTAAGTTGCCTATGTTATGTTGCCTATCTAAATGTTTAGATCTTAGTTGCCTGTGACACAAACAAAAAAGCGCAAACACTGTAGTAGTATATGCGCTTTTTGTCTACGTGTCAATGTTATTTATGATCAAGTTGTTCTAATTAAAATTATTGTCAGTCTGATTCAGTTGTCGAATTTGTGTTAGAAAAGATCCGCTGGCCACATGTTCAAAATTAAACTTGATGATTTCTTTTTCTTGATTGTAGATATCTTGCCATTGGTCTGGAGTCATTTTGGAAAATTTAGTCAGCATGTGTGTGAGCTTGCCTAGTCGCTCCACTGGGTCAGGTTCTTGATCAAATGTGTAATCAAAGCACTGGTATGGGCGGAATCCAAACTTGTCAAACATAAATTTATGATGTCCTAACGGTGCGTATGCTACCCATAATGTTTTATGCACGATTGGGCACAAAGATTTTTCAGTTGGAAATGGTATGCTGTTGATTGGCACAGTTTCTGCCACTAGATTCACAAAAGACCTTTGATTGAACTTTGCTAGAATTTTTAAATCATCACTGGGAGTATGGTATGGATTGCCGAACTTGATAATTTTTTTTAAGAATTGACTTCGTGGATGTTGTTTGGAGGGCAGATTGTAATCATCTCCAACATACTTTGAATACAAATACAACACTTCGTCTGGGATAGGACTCCATACCCACCCTTGTCGAGGAGTGTTTACAATTTCAAAATGCTTTGAACAACACTCATCATTGAACCATCCCAGTTCATACAACCACAAAACCAACCAAATTCTACCTATGTGTGCTGCTTTGTTAAATGAGCTGAGGAAATTGACTTTTACATTGTTTAACAAGTTTGGGTCTGCAGATCTTGCATATCTGTCAACTGCCAACAAATTATTTCCTTGAATCATTGCAGCCGCATCAAATCTTATGTCAAGATTTGGATACTTGAGTTTTACTTGATCGTCAAGAATATATTCAGTGTAGATTGTTATAGGCTGTTGTAAGTCATCAAACGCTCGAAGCAGATAATTTTCAAAGTTTGAATCAAAGCCAAACAGATGATCTATCAGTCGAACAGTGCCAGAATCAACCGGTTGAATTAATTCATGTTCCGGTGATCCTGGTGGGAACGATAAGTTCATCTAATCAAGGCTAATGACTTTATTCTTGCCAGGAGTGCATCGCCTTCTTGGATGTTAGATTCCTTGCCTTCGTAGTAGCTGCCAGTCATGGCTGAGTTTGAATTGATTGGATCATCTGTGCCTTCGCCCATGCTGTAAGGCATGCCCACTGCGCCACCTGATGCCATGCCACATTCGGCTAGACCGTGTTCTGGGCAATATTCACCTTCCATAGTGTAGTTGCACTCACTCACAGGTTTTTGTTGTTGTGGTTCTTTGTTTGGTGACTTCCATTGTTTGTCTGGGTCACTGATCCCTTGATCGCCAATTTTGTGTCCTGCATAAGCACCAGCAATACCACCGGCTATTGTGCCCAGTGCAGGAACCACGCTGCCCAATGCTGAGCCAGCAAGTCCGCCGGCCAAGGCACCTTTCCAACCTTCGTCAAGACCAATGTCTTGAGCAAAACGATCGCCGATCCATTCAGATGTATCTATGTCTTCGCCAGTTTTTGCGCCATATGGCATATCGTCATAGTAGTAATCATACAATACTTGCTCCAAATGACGACTCATTTCTCCAGTTTGGGTGAAGTCTTTGACATCACGCTTGTATGTGTCCATGATATGGTCTAGTGTGCTGCCAGTGGAATCTGTCAACACGTTTTCTTTGATGGGCACGCCAGCATATTTCAGCATCTCAGCCAATTCACGATCTTCCGCAAATGTAGACATGTTGTCGCCTTCCGCCACACCTTGCTCTATATCGTGAATATTCACCGTGGTCAATTCACCGTTTGATGCTTTAACTGTGACAGTGTTTCCCTCTACAGACATCACAATTCCGTATTGAGTTTTCATGCCAGGTGCGATCTGTGAGTCACCAGAGTTTTCCCCCACACCTCGACGCTTTTTCAGATGCTTTACATAATTATGCCCTCGGCCATCCAATTTGATGATTTCTTGAATGTATTCTGCCGCATGTGTAATAAAGTCACTTGTGTCGTGTACATTATCCATACCAGTTTTGATATAGATTGCATCTTTGAGATGCCATTCTGCCGAGGTAACTTCTCCAGGATAAATTATCACTGTGCCAGTTTGTTTTTTACCGTTAATAACAGCAGTAAATGGTGCTTCAAACATCTGCGGGAATTCATCCTCATCGTCATCATCGTCATCACGATCGAAATTATCTACTTTAAATTCATTCAACGAGCCTTCCGCCATGCCTTGTTCTTTCACAGCCGGTGCTGTGTCTTGTGGCACATCAGCAGGTTCTGCTTGTGTGCTCTGAGGAGTTTGCACACCCAGTTCAGCCAGTCTGCGTTGCACATCTGAGTCGTCCCAAATGTTGGCACGACCTTCTGAACGATCAGCCAAGTCGTTTAAGATGTCAAACAGTTCGTCATCACCCACAATGTCATACAACAGTTCTGTGGCGTTGGTAGCATCTGGACCAACAATGAGTTCTGCACTCATCAACTGGTTGAGTTTTTCCATTTGCTCAGGAGTTTCTGGTAGTGACCAAGTTCCTTCGCTGAGGTTGTTGATCCAGTTTTCAAATATTTGCGCTTCTTTCATGTTGTTTCCTTGTTGTTGTATCTTGGCCAATGTGGGCAAGGCAGCTTCAATTCTAGCATCCAGTGTTTGTTCCACAAACAAGTTGCGTAGATTTTCTACCAGGCTTTCTGCTTCACCTGTTTGGTCAGGAGCCCAGCTTTCAAAGTATGCTTGATAGCCACGTGAGCTGCCAAGATGCTTGATGGTTTCTTGTAGGTTGTGATAGTATTGCTGTGCGCTTTCTACTAGTTCTTGTGTGACACCCTCGTACACACGATTGTGTTGCGCACGATTGAAACGACTCAGCACTGCCATCTCACTCACAACTTCGGTAATGTGATTGCCACGAACATCATACGGGCGTCCGCCCGAACGCACATGTTCCAGCATGGCTCGACCACCTGCCAGGCTTTTGAATGGCAGTCTAAAACGTTCTTGATCTGCTGTTTCAATAAACAAACTTTCCACATAGCGATAACGTTTGTCTTCTTCGCCCAACACACGATTGTGATTGATCACCAGTCGCGCTTGAGTTTGTTCGCCCATGTAACTCACACGGCGATTACCGTAGTAGCCTTCAAACAAACCTTCTTTGATGGCAGCAATGCCAGCCAAGGTGTGTTTGAGTTGGTTGATATCTCGGGGACTCCAAGTTGCTGAATGTCTGGCTGCTTGGTTGCTGAGTTCTTCTAAGAAACTGAACCACTCTTCTTTGTCCTCTGGCTCCATTCCGCGGCCCAAATTGTCCCCGTAGAACAAACTGAGTTCATCATCAGCAATCACACACACTGCTGTGCCGTAATTCTTGCCGGAATCTGCCACATAGTCAAATTTGATAGTTTTAGCGTCACCAGCTTCTGAGGGCTGGCCTTGGTCATCAAAGTATTCTGGGTCAAAATTCTTTGTAACCAGAAAGTCTGCTAGATCTTGAGGTAATGCTTCCATTGTCATAGTTGTGTATTTAGCGCAGCATTGATATGAACGGCATGGGCTCAATGATGTTATCGCCGTGATCTTTCATTTGTGTGTCTAGTTCTGCATGGTATGTTTGCAACATCATCAGCATGCGCACTGCCAACAGCGAGCTCATCACAAGGTCATCAGTTTCGCCGGGCTTGGCAGCATAACTGCCCCCATGAGCAACAAACGTTTTGAGTTCTGAAATCAAGGGTCTGCTGTGTAGCTTCATGCGACCTGATTCCACAAGAATTTTGAACTTGTTGCAGGCAGTGAGCTTGGCTTTGTTGGTGGTGTTGAATCCCTTGCGGAATCTACGTCCAGTGGTGCCTGTCACTGAATTGTCGCTGAGAAAGTAGCCCCGAATATTCTCTTCGCCATACTCGTTTATGGATATCAAGGCAGCTTCACCAATGGTGTTGTTTTCTACTGAATAGTAAATCTTTTTGTCGTCTTTGATGACTTCGTATAACTCAGCCACAATGTCAGCCAACAGTTTGACCTGTGTGGGAATGTCAGTTCTGTTGTGACGCCATTCGGCCACTTGTTCTGTGGTATCTGCTTCAAACACTTGTATGGCAGCAGGATCGCCGCCTGTGCCCAGGCTAGGGTCTAATGCCACAATATACATTTTGTCTTTGACAGGCTTTTTATACCAACGCACTTGACCTGTTCTGCGTTGTGGTTCTACGCCCTCTAAGTCCAGTAGTTTGGTAGGGGCAATCAAGGTTTCATCATTGATAACAAATTCGCATTCCATTTCACGTCGGAATCGATCTTCACCCAGTTGTGCCAACTGTTCCAATCCCCATTTTTCATCTCTGTCAGGGTGCTCACGCCAGTTGCTTCTAAATGCACGGAATCCGTTGATGCCTAACTCAGTGGTGTTGCCATGCTCGTCCTCAGTCTTGTTGGCACCTTTCCACAGCAGTGCAAACTGGTCTTCGTCTGAGTTGGGAGTGCTTGTAATAATTGCCTTACCACCAGTGGCCAAGGTGGGGCTGATAGAAGTCCAGAACTCTCTGGCAATAGTGGGTCGCACAAATGCAAACTCATCAGCGTATAACAGCGATATGGACATACCCCGTCCAGTTGTTTCAGTTGTGGTCTGTGCAACAATACGCGATCCGTTTTCAAACTCTAGACTGTTCTTGTTGTAACTGGTAGCACCTGCTCTAATATGATTGGGACACAGTTCATATGCATAACGAATACGTTGCATGATCTCCTGCGCACCTGTGTATTTGTGTGCGGCCACTAAGATTGTGCTGTCTGGCACAAACATTGCATACCACAACAAGTAACCGGCAGCCGACGTTGACTTGCCGGTTTGTCGAGGCATCAGACTGATACTGTATCTGTAGTTGTGATAAGTTTCAATCAGTCTGGTCTGATACTCAAACGGATGATACAACATCTTACCGCGTGTGGGATGCTGAATAAAAAAGAAATTATCCATGAAGTATAGTGGACCTGTGACAGGATCTGCACACCGGGCAAACTCAATCAGCTCGTCTTCTGTGTAGACTTCTTTGCGGTGCGGCGCTTTGACCAGCACCGTTTCTAAATTTTTAGCTGGAGGTTGGATCATCTAATATGCTTTCGGCCAGTTCAGGCCATAACTGTCTAAATTGTCCTGCTTTGTCTGGGTGATACATTGTTTCAATTTCGTTGATGTGTTGCTTGAACTTGTAAACAATTCTGGGTTGTGCTGCCACAACAGACTCGTATTTACTCAGTGCTTGATCAAAAAATCTCTTCTCTGCAGGAGTAGCAATGCCCATGGCATAAAAACGTCTAATCTCTTCCGCAGCCTTCTCGGCCACAGCAGGACCATACAAAAATGGATCCAAGTAGTCAGGTCTAAACAAGTTTTGCCACATAATTGAAACACCTGCATCCTGAAGGAATTGTCTAAATTCGCAGATATGAGTGGCGTTGTAGATATTATACACTGCATGTACTCCGCCCCAGTTTTGTCGACTTTGCTTGCTGTCTTTGATGATCTGTAAATTTTCTTGCAACACAGGCCAAGAAGCACCGTGCCTCACATATTCAAACTTAGCTCCAATGTTGTCAAAGCTCATTGACCACCCTACCTTTTGTCTTTCGGACAATTTGCGGAATACTTTGTTGTTGCGTAAATCAACACTTAGATTTGTGATCAATGTGATGATAGCAGATTTGGGCACAACATCCAGCAGTCTTTCATTTTCAGGCAGCAACAGTGGTTCGCCGCCCACTAGTGCAACTTCGTATATGTGATCATGATGTTGCTCAATAAAATCACACACTTGCTCGTAATAGGGTCTTGTGCCAGATTTGATTGGCATGGACTTGATCTGCGCCCATTTTGAACTGCACATTTCTCCACAGTAGTTGCAACTCAAATTGCAAGTGGTATTCCAGCGCACATCCACAATCACTGGATAATGATACTGATCACCTGCGTTGGCAAAGTCAAAGTTGGGGTTGACTTTGTTGTGCCACTGCCGCTCTGAATCAGCACCAAATCGTTCGGCTTTGACACAGTTATTGCAGTATTTGTGCGGTTTGCCTTGTGCCAAACTGGCACGTATTTTGCCCATCAGGTCGCTGTTGAGTATTTGTTCAATGCCTTGCGAGTTAAGATTGCCCAACATGTTGGGATCGCCGGCACAGCATGTTTTGACAGCACCCTGGGGGTTTATATGCAAACCGCGCCAGGGTGCAGCACAGTAAAAATCTTTAGGAATAGTTTTGGCCATGCATTATTTACATGTGCAAATGGTGTTGAGTATTATTCGGCAGATTTGCACTTGGCACGTTTGGCATTTGTTAGTGCGCCAAAGTCCACGGGCCATTCTTGTCCAATAGGCAGTTCATGCGCATTGGCAGGATAAGCAAACTTCACTCCTGCTTTGTTTTGGATTGCTGAGATAGCAGCACGGGCCCGGGTCAAGTCATTGCCTTGTCCGCCTTCATGCCGGAAATACCAGCCAGCCATGGCACCTGTGGCTTGATTGATCACAATCTTGTAGAAGCCTGTGGGCACCACAACACCGTTGCCAATCTTTTTGTCAGTGGCAGTGTCATACACAGCACCCACATAGATTGTATACACCTGATTTTGTTGCACAGTCCAGCCACGCACTGACGTTTCCAACAGTTTCCAAATGCCACGATTCAATCCACCCAGTTGCGGATACATATTGGTCATTAGGAATGACTCGTACTCTACTTGTTGATCCCATGATAAGTCGCCATCAGGAGCAGCATGACCTTTGTCGTAGCCTGTGCCAGCATAGTCATCTGGACGTGGCCCATTGGGCACTGAGGCATCTGCTACAAACGCATTGGTTCTTGGCCAGCATCCCAAGGCATTGGGTGGGGTCAGTGTGTATGTTACATAGTTGGGAATCTTTGCGGCTGCATCGTATGCCACAAAATATGCTCTACGGCAAATGGCTGTGACTTGTTTTGAAGTCTGTGCCCAACCGTAAGGATTGTGTGCTTTGCAGTGGTCAACTGCTAGTGGGGCTGTTTGGTCCCAGGCCTGTGCTGAGTTAAAGGCTGTGAGCAACAGCACAAATAAAAGTTTTTTCATATGGATATTTATTGATTGGTTAACGGGGGTAGCCAGCAAATGGCTTGACAGGACTTTGTTTTAACACAGATGCAGGTTCTAAACTGTTTGGAGTGCTAATTTGCACTTTTGTAGCAGGCAAGCCAGCCATTTTCAATGCTTGGTCAATTATGGGTTCAACAGTGGCATTAAAACCAGCAACCACCGCATCTTCTCCAAATGCAGCCCTGGGAGACCATTCTGGCATGAATGGAATTGGATCATTCGTGCCAGCATCACTTCTGGCACGAGCCATGGCCACACCCAGTCGATAAATCTGATATGGGTCGCTAGATTGCACTCCAGGCAATGTAAACACGTGATTCATGGGATCTGCTTGTTCAGGAGGCAATGTTGTTTGTTCCTTAAGGAACTCTTTAGCTCTCATCGGGGATATCCTTTGAATGCTGCTACCGGACTGATTTTGTTTGTATCACCAGGCTCTTGGCTGCGATTATCGCCATGATTCATGTCATGTGTTTCGCTGCCCACAGCTTTGAATGCCTGCTTCATCATTTTTGATTCTTCATCAGTGTAAGGATTTGCTGTGTTGTACTTGCCTACCCAACTGGCCGAGTCCATGTCTATAGGTTTATTACTGCCATCAGCACAGGCCACTGCCATCATCACACGATTGAGTTCATAGGCACGATCATACCCACCTGGGTCACGGAACTTGTTTAGTCCACGGGTGGCCTGGTGATATCTATGACGCATGTGACCTTGTTGTTTTTCAACAAGGAACTCAGTGGCTCTCACTGTTAGATTCCGTTGCTGCCAGCAGTGGCACTGGTTGCAGTGCCCAATGCAGTGGCAGTAAATCCGCCAGTACCTGTGAGAATATACAAATAGTTGCCTGCACCCACATAGTATTGTGACACAGTGTTGCCAGGCACAGCCACAGCATTGGCATAGATGTTGCCTGGTAGACCTGCGGGCATGGTGGCATTGGCTGGTGTGCCATTGGCCTGAGCATAGGTCAACTGCACAGCACTCACTTGAAATGTCACATTGCTGAGTGTGGTGGCAAATTCCACTTTGTCAGTGGTCCACAGTGTGTTTCCTATTGCATTTACAACTTGCACAGCCATTATTGGTCACCTTTGGGGTTAGAAACTATGGGTTGAAATAGTTCTCGTGCTTGATACATCACGCCTGGAATTTCCACAGGTGTTTGTTTCACACTAGGCACAGCAGGTGGCACATAGTTGTTGGCATTGCGCTGTGCAAGTTCTGCTGCCACTTCACTGTAAGGTCTCATCATGTTGTTTGTACTCATTGTTTACCCCCGGTATGCTTTCCATTGGTTGGTGAGCGCAAAAATGCTTTCATCAACTTTCTTTTCTTTGTCTTTGACAGCTTTGCTCATGGGCTCTTTTTTGTCGCCATCTTTGTCCATGTCCAAGAAGTCTGGTTTTTTGGCTTCTTGGATTCCAGCAATTTCTCGCATGCGTTTGATGCTTTCAAGAAAACTTTCTTCTACATCTTCATCGCACTCGCAAGGAGCCTTGTGGCATGTAGAACATTCTTTGCTTTCATCAAGTTCTTCTTCAGCTTGTTCCTTCATGGTTTCTTTCCATGGCTCAAGTTCAGATTGTTTGATACCGGCCATTTCTCTGAGTCTGTGTAGCATGTTTTCGTCTTGTGTGTGAACTGCTTGGTTAGGAATGGTAGTTTGTCCGTCACCGTTTATGTCTGTTTTGGGCTTGTTCAATCCGCCTGCATATTGCAATGCATCAGGAGAAGTTTCAGTGTTTGTGGGCCAATCAGGAGCATTTTCATCCACTGCTTGTTCAACATCACCGCAACCACAATCAGGCATGCCGCATGTTTCACATGGCTCTTCCGCATGTGAGTGCATGTCGCCGCCGTGTGCATCTCCACCACCAAGTCCGGCATTCTTCAACATCATGCCCAGTTTGAGTGCATCTTCGTCTGTGGCAGTGATGGTCAAACTCTTACCACCTTCTGTTGAGTCACTCATATTCACGCTCATTGATTCAGCAATCATTTGTTCCAGTTCAAAGTTCATTGAGTCATAAATGCCTTTGCCAAATACTCCACCCTTGCCACCAGTAGCAGTGCTGGTCGCAACTGATCCACTAGTGGTACCAGATTCTTCAACTGATTCTTCTTTTTTCTTCTTGGGTGCTTTTTCTGGCAAGCCTTTGTGCTTGGTGCTGGCAAAGTCTTCAGCGTCCGATTTCTTCATGGTCTTGGCCACTTTGGCAACTTCTTTACTGGGGGCTTTTTCGCCCTTTTGAGTTGCATGAACCATGCCCATGAATTTTTGTTGTTTTTTGCTCACTGCTTTTTCATCAAGCTCTTGTTCTTCACCTTCAGCCTTGGTCACTTTGTAACCAGACTTCTTCAGCAATGCCATGGCGGCTTTTAATTCGCTGCTTTCATTGTCACCTTCACGAGTCATCAACTTGCTTGTGCCGCTGGGTCCTTTGGCACCAATAGCGCCTTTTGTGCCCTTGGGACGTCCACGTCCACGTGGTCCTGCTTGTGTATCTGAGTCATCGTCTGCACCAACTGAGTTGCCTTGATCATCTGTACGGCGTGTGACCATACGGCCTGTAGCAGTGTGCTTGATATCATGCTTGTGACCACGTTCAACTGAACCAACTTTGGGTTTGACTTCTCTTGGGCTTGACAAGTCAAATGCAGTGCCTTTTGAACGTTCTTCGTCCATTTCACCACTGGATTTAGATTTAGAACCTTTGCGCAACATAGCAAAGTCATTGGCATCTAGTTTGCCATTTTTGTTCATGTCAATTTTCTTTTGCTTGGGGCTCAATGCATTACGCATGGCTTCGGCAGCCACATCACCCAGCATCTCGTCAACTTCTTTTTTGGCGCCAGCAATCTTGTCAGCAAAAGTGATTTTGTCTGTGGGAGGTGCCAATGCTGCAAAACTTTTTTGTTTTGCTGGACTTAGTTTTTCTTTGACTTGTTGCTCACCACCACGCACCTTATCACGTCCAGTAAAGTAATCATATTCATCTGCTGGATGCATTGGCTTTTGTTTTGGTGCAGTGGCTGGCTTCTTGCCTGTGACAGGAGCACCTGACTTGCGTTGCAGGTCTTTGATCATGTCTTCATCACTGCCATGTCCAACTAACCGGTTGACACCGCTGGCAACTCGCTTGCCAACGTTCTTTACTGTGTCCATGACGCCTTCATCTACTTCTTTATTGTCATACTTGTCGTACTTTTTTCTAATAGGATCAAGGGCTTTGCCATCACGACCAGCCTTGGCCAATGCTTCCATGCCTTCTTTGCCGTATTTTTCATAACCCTTGGCAGCACGGCTCATGCCTTCTTCTTCCAACTTGCCAGCCTTGGCCATCTTGGCCTTGACAGCACCAGCCACACGCTCGCCAGCAGCCTTTGAGCCATATTCTTTGCCGGCTTTGTCAGCCAAGGCTTTGAACCCTGTGGTGGCATTATTGTGCTTGCCCATGTCGCGCTCATTTAACTGACCATGTGTCTTGCTTGGTGTTTCGCGGATGGCGTCTAGTTTTTTGTTTAAATCATAAAAGAAACTCATTGTATTATCCTCTTGGTTGTGCGCCAGTGGCTGGCTTTGCGGGGCGATTGATCTTGGTCATTGGGCTCTTGTTGCCCATTGGAATATCATTTGTGGTTTTGGCAGGAGGTGTCTTGCCACCAGCCACGGTGAAGTCTGAACGGTAAGCATTTTTCAACACAGCATGATCATAAGGACCAGTAGCATAATCTTTGCTCAAGGCCCGTTGTTCTGCATCAGGAGCAGGATAGTCTGTGTCATTCAGCAAGTCTTTGCTTTCGGCATCAATCCGTTCATACTCATCCACCAAGCCATCCACATATGGTGTGGTCTGCATGATGATGTGATTGGGATCAAAGCCCAATAACTGTGCCAGTTGTTTGATCTGTGGTTCGATGGCTGGATACTTGAAGCTCACATCAAACATTGTTACTGAGTCGTTTTTGTGATTGGGAAAGTCAGTGGGAATGATCTGTATAGGGGTGGTCTTGGGTTCACCCATCTTGACAGGATCAAATTGATCCAACTTTTTCTTCAACTGTGCGACCAAATCACCAGGCGGTTTACCCAGCAGTTTGATACGATAGTTGTAGGTACGTTCGCTTTCGGCTAGGTAATGTGCAAATGGTTTCATATCAGGTTCCTGTATCATATTTATTCTTTTTTATCTTTTTGGTCTTTGCCGGCCAGCAGTCGATCCAGCAGATCATTGCGACTCAACACCATGCCCTGTGCTGTTTGCATGGCTTCACCGTCGCCGGCTTCAATTTTCTTAGAGTCAATAACTTGCTGTTGTTGATCCAATCGGATCTTTTTCATCTGCAAGTCAATCATTTTGAGTTTTTTGTCTAACTTGGCTGTTTTTGCTGTGATAGCATGTCCCAGCATGTTTGAAGCCACTGAGAATATTTCACTGGCAAATCTTGAATCAACTTGCATGCCAAGATCCATGAGGTCTTTGTAGCTGTCTTTGGCCAGTTCGGCCAAGCCATCCATTTCTTCATCACTGCTTTCCAAGCCACGCACGCCGGGCAAAGCAGCATCTACTTTGTCTATGGTTTCGTCCAGGGTTTGTAATTGAGTGCGTAGATCTTCTACTGGGGGAGAGCCAACATCCGCAGCAGGAGCATCTTCGGCGGGAGGTAATTCAAACAGTTCTTCGAGTTTACGAGTCATGCCCTATTTATGGGTCAAGACTTGCCGTTGTGAAACATATCGTTCTCGGTAATCACGCGAAAAGTCAAGCCGTTGCTTCTGGCCCACTTGGTTGCGGCATCCCATTTGGCATAGTTTATGGCCACAATAGCACGGTCTTTGTTGCTCATTTTTGATTCAATCACGCTTTGCTTTTTGGGTTTGATCTCGATCAACTCTGCTTTCACAGTGTTGTTGCGAGTTCTGTAAGTGATCAAAAAGTCCGGAATATACTGTGTCATCTTGCCTGTGAGTGGATGCCGATAGGGAATAGCAATGCTCTCTGACGCCCACTGCAACACATTGTCATTGGTGTCACAAAATTTCATAAAGCTCAGTTCCCAACCTGATCTATAACGCGGTGTGCCGTTGCCCACATACTTGGCTGTGTTGATCACTGTGTAAGGACCTTGTGCCCAGTGACTCATGACAATATGTTTCTGGCCTGATAGTAGTTGGGAGTAACTGCTGCCCCCACACCCAACAACGTGGCTCTGCTGCGAATTTGATTCAAGTAGTAGGCCATGTTGACATTGATATTGACACCGTTGTTGCCCTGCATCTGTTGCAACAATGTCAGTGCTGGTATACCGGTGCTTTCTGACACTCTGAACAAGCTCACAGTAAAGTTTCCAGCAGCTACTCGTGATGTCATTTGTGACAGAAAGTAACTATGCACTGCATCATATTCGTTGACAGGAACGTTGACATCGTAATCATAGAAACTGTCAAACACTCTGACTGTTAGGTCTGTGTTGGGATTTGCGTAATTTACTGTGCTCACGAATTATGCTCCAGGATTGGGATTGTTTCTACCTTGTGCTTGTGCTGCGGCTTGCCGCTGGGCTTGTGCTTGAGGGAATATCCAGCCGTCAGCACGATTGGCCACTGCTCTGGTGGCGCCTGGCAATGCTTGTATCACAGTGTTTGTGCCAATGGCCGTTGCTTCGCTCTTGGTGATGGCTGCCAAGTTCTTGCCTTTGAATGTGTTGTAGGTTCGGCCAGCTTTTTGTGCTGCACCAATCAAACCCAACACACTGCCGCTTTGCAAGTCTTCCAAGATACCAACACCAGCATCCAACAAGCCGCCTTGGCCAAACACTGTGGCAACACCACCTGCTCTTGACAAAGGACTGGTAGTGGTGTCATAGTGCGCATGATCTGCAAATCCTTGCACATTGGTGTCTCCACCTTGTTGACGTTTGCCCACAGCACCTGTGTAATACTTCACAGTTTCATACGCAATGGTCATTGAGTTTTGCATGATGCCAGCACCTTCAGCATAGCTGTATTGATCATGACTCCAGTTTGTGATTAATGGATTGATCAGCACATACTCAGCAAACTTGTGCTGGTCCATGCCGTAAATTCTAATGTCTCGGAAGAATGGTGGTTTGCCAGATGCTGTGCTAGTGCCATCATTGAACGATTCGCCGATGTAGCCCCAATCGTTGACTTGTCGCACATCATTGTAGATGTCCCTAGCATTGTATCCAAATCCTGCTTGACGATTGGCACTGGGACCAATGCTGCCGTTGGTGTTGTTGGGTGCTAGATACTGTTGGCTTGGATCTTTGTAGTAGTAGGCCATGTAGTTGTACCACATGTTACGAGACACATCACCACCGTCGTCATGAAACACAATGGTGCAAGGCTCATAGTTGATTTTTTTCTGAATCACACGTTTGCGATTGTATTGACTCAGTGTTTCGTTTTCGATATTATACTTGGGCAAGTCTGCTGTTTTGACAATGTAACTCAAACTGGTTATGTCATCGTTGCCCATTGCACCACGCAATGCAGGAATCTCTTGCACGTTCAGCGTGAAGCTGACATGAAAGAGAAACTTGAATCGGGGTTTGAGTTCGTAGGCGTTGGTAGTAAATGTACGGCTTGCGTGTTGGTAGTCACGCAAGCTGTTGTTGCCGTAGAACCCTTTTAAAAAGTCCTGGCCGAACGTTGGCATGTTTAGACGCCTGCGCCGGTTACCACGTCGCCTAAAGTTCTGCCAACTGCAGTACCAACTCCAGTGCCTTCAGGTGTCTGATTGGCGTTGTCGTAAGCAATGCTGAGTTCGATTGTGGCAGCTTCGTTAGTGCCATAGTTCAAGTCGCCATAGTTGGCACCTTTGAGGTAGCAGCCATACAGTTCCCATGTTTCCAACACCACTGGTTCGTTGGCACCGTTGCCACCGTAGGATTTCAACTTTGGTTGTGAACTTGTAATCAATACCAGACGCTGCTGAACTCATTTCCAAGAAATCCATTTGCTTCTGCAACTGTTCGCCAACCAATCTGCTGACTTGACCAGACGCATCATCACGCAGACTGCATGTGGTGTCGGCCCAGGCATGACGACCTGCCAGTTTTAATGTTGAGTTGTAAATTGGCAATGAAATTTCTTCAAATGTCAAATTGGGACGAGCAAAGCTCACAACTTGTTTGGTCAATTCTGTTCTTGGTGTGCTCACGCCAAGATTTTCAAACATCACTCTAAAGCGATATTTGAGTTTGGGCATCAACAGACCTTGGGTTGGTGAGCTTTGGTCACTTGCCAAGGGTACTGTCATTCTCTGTAATGATGAAACTGCCATTTGTTATTTCTCCTGTTGTTTTATTTACCTGAAATGGAGGCCTTCAAAAAGGCCCCCTGTTTCATCACTGTGCTGCACTGCCGCCTGCAATTTCACCAGTATTCTTGATACGCAGTGGAATGTAGATAAACTCCACTGCTTTCACTGGCTCGATAGCCACGTCAACCCACAACTCATTGCGGTCAATACGTGCAGGAGTGTTGTTACTCAAGTCGCAAACCACCAGGTAGTCATAGATAGCACGTTTGGCAATCAAGTCAATCATCAAACTGTTCACAGTGTTGGTGATCTCATTGCGTGTGATTTGATCATTGGGTTCAAACAAATACAGTTTGCCAATCTCTTCCAAACGTCCACGCAAGAAACAGATCAGTCGTGCAACGTTGATACGATCCAGTGCTGTTGTGGCACCTTGACGTGTTTTGTTACCAAAGTTGGTAATACCAATACCTGGAATAAAGGTAATTGGATTGATGTTGTTTTGATACAGAACATCACGCAGGCCTTGGCTCACAGCAATTTGCACAAACTCGCCTGTTGCACTGTTGATATAGCCAATTGCTGTGGCATTGTCAACAACACCGCGGCGTGTGCCAGCAGGTGCCAACCATGGATAGCTCACTGCATCACTGCGCAAGATTGTGCGCATCATCATGTGACTTGGTGCTGTTACAACTGTGTTGCCTGACAAGTCTGTGGTCTGGCAGCTGGGATAGAACACAGCAGCATAAGCACTACCAATGGTCAAACCATCACCAGTTGACAATCCAAGTCCGCCGTTGTCTGTGGCATAAGTTGCAAGATCTGTGCCGTTGCCTGCCAGGCGCATTGGTGTATCGCCTACAACAAACAATGTGTTGGCACGTTCGTTGCTAAGTGCTACCATGTTAACAGCCAATTCGGGATATGCAGGAGTAGCAATCAAATTGAATTGATTTTGTTCTTCTCTTGCTGCCAAGCTGGTATCAATACCTGATTTCAATGCAGCCACGACCAATGCACGTTGTGCCTGGCGACCTGAATACATTGAACCATCAGCTTTGTTACCGCTTGCGGTTACCCAGGTATAACTGTAATTGGGCAAGTTGGCATTGTTGGTAGGTGCTGCAGGATTGTATGCGCCAGCATCAGGATAGTTGGCTGTGGTAAAGTAGTTGGTAGTAAATGCTTTTACATTGTAACCTGAACGACGTGTGTTCCACAACAGCATACCTTGGGGATACAATGCAGGATCTGGTGCATCCAAGTCCAGGTGATCACTGGTCAACAAACTTTCGATTGTTGGCAACGCATCTGTCACAGGATTGGTAGCGCCACTGGTGCTCCAACGTGCATCTGCAAACAACACACCATTTTGTGTGGTTTGATCTGTGGTATCAATTGCCACCCATTGATCAGTGCCACTCACTGATTGCCAGCGATACAATCTAGGATAGTTTTCCAAATCACTGGTATCAACCCACAAATCACCGTATACCAATGGACTTTCTGCAGCATTGTTTTGTGTGAGAGGCGCAGTTGCTGCCACGATCGGACCTGACGCATTGGTCAGGGTCAAGTCAAATCCACGTGTGTCATTGGTAACGTTTTGATAACCTTGCCAAATACCATTGTCTTGGATCATGATATCAACATCGCTCACACTGCTGTAATACCAGTAACGGCCGTCAGTAGGATTTTGATCTGGAGCTGTTGTGCTGGCTGTGTATGTAAATTCAGGATCAGTTACCCAGTTACTCAATACCAATTGTCCAGCGGTGGTGTTGCTGGCGTGAACATATTGTGTTGTGGTCAAAAATCCAGCAGTGGTAATTGGAGTGCCAGTGAGATTGGTTACCAGCATAGTTCCACCTTGACTGTGTGTAAACACAATAGCACCTGCGCTGTTTACACTTGCGCTGACATAAGGAATGTTGGCTGCACTAACTGAACTGACAAATGCACTTGGTGTGGTTCCAGTCAATGTCACTGTGTAGTTGGTAAATGTTGATGAACCTGCTACTGATGCACTCAATTGGAATGAATTACCATTGACAAATGTTGGATTCAACACATCACCTGTGACCACTGTTGCGCCTAGTGCAGCTCTTTCAAAGATCTGGAATGAACTTGAAGGGTTGTAAGTGTAAGCCGAAGCATTATACACTGTGTAAGTTGTGCCGATAGGAATGTTTTTGCCACCACCTGAAGGATCAAGCGCATAGTTGGCAGCAGCATCGTTGGCATATGGAGCCACTGTTTGTGTAATCCAAGTGGCCAGTGCTGCACTGTATTGTTTGATTTTCAAACTCAGACCATTGTTGGCCGAGCTGAGATTTTGCCATACACTGCCTGTGGGGCGTGGGCTGGTATCAGTAGTTCTCCAACGTGGAGCCTGATAACTGTAGCCTGGAAAATACTCAGGAGTCAAATATTCGATGGCTTCGATGCCCAGTGCGGCCAGCAATGCTACACCGTTGTTGGGTCCAGGAGTAATACTAACAATACCGCCATCGGCAGTTGATCCGTCGTTTGTGGCAGTTGAATCTGCATAGAATGTCAACTTGCCATCAACTACTTCAGTATAAAACCCGTATGTGCCATATGGCAACGCAGCATTGATTGCAGTGCTGAATGCACTCACTGTCTGACCAGCTGGCACTGCTACCAATTGGCCATTGATATACATGTTGTAACCAAAAGTGCCGGCTAGACTAGGGTTGCTGACTGAACCTTGAAGTGTGGGCCATGAAAGTTTCCAGTCATCGCTGCCCACATACACCCAGACATTGTCCATGTTTTTATACCAGCCGCCGTTGCCAAGAGCCACTGCGGTCACAGCATAATCGCCAATGGTGCCAATTGTAGTAAGTGGAGTATAGTTGCCACCAGCATAGTTTACCACATCTGCTGTGTCTGTGATCACAATGGGGACATAATTTGTAAATTCGCCAGTGGTTTGATTCCACTGAAACACCCCCCAGGTGCTGGTGCTGGTATCTAACCAGTATGTGCCATTGGCAGGATCGCCTGTGGGGCGACTCAAACTTGCAGATAATTCTGTTAGGTCAATATCAACACGCTGAACATAAGCACGGTTTGTAACCCCCAATGAACTATACGCTGCCAACAAACCATATTCGTTGAGTTCGTAACCATTGATTGGTGTTCCAGTTGTGGTGTTGTAAAAGAATGGCACACCAAATGTGGCTGCCAAATCACGCTGACTGGTAATGAGATAAGTTTTGTTTGCATTGGCAGCGGTTGTGCCTGCTGCCACGCCTACACCGGCTGCGTCAGCTTTGTTCTGTGCTGTGGCAATTAAAAAATAAGGGACTGTGTTTACAGCAGAAGGGATATATTGACTTTCGTCAATTATTTGTACTTCTACGCCTGGTGATACTAGTGCCATGGTTGATTCCTTTTCAAGTTATTGATATTTATTGGCATACCCAAAAAAAGGTGTTTTACACCGCCCTTTGCCAAAGGTCCAGGTGCTAAATACCCAATGAGACCCATTTGTCAAGCCTGCAATCAACGCCCTTGTGCTGTGAACTATATCCGGGAAGATGTCACACACTACCGCAGCCGCTGTGAAACTTGCCAACGCCGGGGGCGAGGAATCAAGCCCAGAGAACCGCGTTGGAAATCAGCAGGCTACAAGAAAAAACCCGCATGTGATAGATGCGGGTTCAAGGCAAGATTTACTAGTCAGTTGTTAGTGTATCATGTGGATGGAGATCTCAACAACACAGTATTGAGAAACCTACGCACAGTATGCCGAAATTGTGTGGAAGAAATAGCCCGGACAGAAGTTACTTGGCGGGCGGGTGATCTTGAACCAGACGCTTGACCTGTTGATATAAATTGTCCAGTGTGCTATTGTTGTCCAGCACTACGTCAAACTGTGTGCCCACCCAACTTGTTTCACTAGCATGCACCCCCAGTTGATCTAATCGACGCCCACTCAATGCCCAGGTGCTGTTACCATTGGGTCCACGATTTACACTCACAGCCGCATCATACCACTCAGGTTCAGGCCCACGCACCACACGCACCACAATGCCTCCTGCTTGTTTAATTGCTTGGATCTCGTTGGGAAATCTGCAATCACTTATAACAACATCATCCTTTGAATTGCGTAGTTTGTTTTCCAGGCTGGCAATCCAGATGTCATCGTGAAAGTTTTTGCGGCATACTTCTGTGCCCCATTGTTGTAGAATAAAACGTGGAGTCAAGTGCGGTATGCCCAGTCGTTCAGCCCACCATGGATCCACTTGCTCACGCCATTCACGGGCCTGCTTTGTGCGGCCTTCCAGCATGGTTCTGTCCCAACCAAACACTTGTGACACAGCGTCTTTGAGTGTGTTGGCAAAACTTTCTCTGCGAAAGTGATGCAAATTCACAAGATAATCTGCAATGGTATCTTTGCCTGAGCCAATAAATCCACAAATTCCAATTATCATTTAAAATCCTGTAATGTCGTCTCGTGTGTTAACCGCATTGATAATGTCATACCCAGTGGCTTTTTTAAAATTGTCCTTGGTATTTAACACTACATTTTCAAACTGATGATAGTTGTGCTCGACCATATTTTTCACTCGAGTCCGGTCAAAGTTGCCATTCAACCACTGCTTGACATGCTCAATCACAGTGTTCAATCTTTCAATAGGGTCTAATATGTTGTCATATGACGGTGTGTCAAACATGTTATCAAAAGTTTCAAACCCCAGGGTCTTTAAATATTGACAACTATTAATATCACCAGCAATGACAAAAGGTTGATTGTTGAGTATGGTCAAATACGTTTTCTCAGACAGCCAAGGTGGTGTGTAATTCATGCCTGTTTCAGCAATCAACCGAAACAATGAATTGCTATACATTTCATGATCATAAGGTATACCACCATAGTGTATGTCATGGACTTGCATGGTGGGTGTCACATTGTCCGGAGATTGTTGATACTTGTTTATAAATTCAACAAATTCAGCATCTGACAGTTCAGGCAACACATTTTTAGTCTGTTGCCACATGCCTTGATGCATGAAAAAACTGTAATTGCACTGTTTGAGTAAATCTTGTTGATGCAGTTTATACAGCAAGCCAGCACGATTTATTTTGTGAGGTTTTCCAGTCAAAAACAAATAATGGTCAGCGTCTGGATTCCAGGTTAAATTAATTTTGCTTTTGTGTCTGACCACAATTTCCTGATGAGACCGCAAAAGACAAAAATCAACGAACACCACTTGATTTTGCAGTTGCTGCCAACTGATATTATCTTTGGCCCAGGTGGTTGTAACCCAGGTGGTAGGAATACCGCGAGAGTAAAAATATTCATCAACTGTTTTGCAGTAATCTGAACACTCATAAGTTTCCCACAACACAGTCAAAAAAACATGTGTGGGTTTTTTAGCAACAATTTTGTTGCAAAATATTTCTACCGCGGTGTCAGAGCAACTGTTGAACAAAAATTCAGCAGATCGAGAAATGATCATGCTAGTTCAGTTATGTTTAAATGTTGCAGAGTTGCTTGTAACAAATCAATTTGTCTGCGACAGTCTTCCAGCGCATGGTGACTGGTAGCAGGCTTGGGCAACCCTGGCCACAAACTATACACTGTTCGTGCATCACGAATCTTGTAATACTGCCAAGGCAGGGGTTTGTGATAACTCTTGTAGGCATGCTCCAGGATGTTGGCATCGTATGTGGGACCATTCATCCAGATACGATTGCACTTCCAGCATAACCGGTGTAATTCATCCAGTGCTTGATCTAGCGGAATTCGCCCATCTTCAGCAAAGGCTTCTTGTTGGGCTTCTTTTTGTGTAGCCCACCAGTTTATAGTGCCTTGTTCAATGGTACGATTCTCTTGGCTTTCAAGATCTACTCGAGCATAGTATTTGTGTTCGTAGTAACCTGTGCCCAGCGGATCAAATGCCTGAGCCGCAATGGTCAGTATTGTTGCTTCAGGGCCAGTGGCCAAACCTTCAATGTCGATCATTAAGTCCATACCGCATTATAGCATGAAATTTAAAAGAAAGTACGAGCAGTTTAGCCAATAACAAATGTAAGTGGTTGTGACCCATCCACATACATTTTGAGTTGCTCAATTAGGCCATCCATTTGGGTCTGTGCTTCTGACTTCATGGCAGCACCGTTTAGACTACCGCCACCTTGTGGTCCAGCTATGGTGCCAAATTTCTCACGTGCCTCGCCAATGATCATTTTGCAATTGGCCACCATGTAGTCTCGTATCCACTGACTGATTTGAAAGTCATTCAACAAGTTAAATTCGGGTTTTAAGTTATAACTCCACAGCAACACAGTTTCGCCTGACCCTTTGGGATCACGAATCAGTTGCAATTTCTTTGTGACAGGATTCCATGTGTAGTTCATGTATGCACCAAACATGCGTCCAGCCAATTCAATATACTGACTGTAGAAGTCATAGGTAGCAAGGCCGCCCGCCACGTTGAAGTTCATGAGGTAAACGTTGATTGACGCTTGTGCAAATGGATCAAAGTTTGATGCAAACGGTCCTGAGCTATCGCCAAAAGTTCTACGGAAGATTTGGCGCACACTAATGACTTCTTGGGGCAGCTCGTAGATGTTGACATCTGTGACCAACTGCATAAAACTGTAGCTTTCTTCATAGGCATTGTTGGCTCGCTGGCGATAAGTGCCAATGGTTTTTTGATAGGCTGCTTCGTAGTGTGAAGGATCTAGTTCTAGGTCAATGATGTCGCCGCCCAATTGAAGTTTGACATATTCAATTAAGTTTTGCTTTAGTGTGGGCAGTGATTGTTGTTGCTGTTCTGGCATCTGGAACTCCGGTTCCTGTATTTATTGCGATTCCTGCAGTTCTTTTGCTCTAATTTGATTTATGGGGATGGTTTTATTTTTAAGAGTAGCATGAATTTGCCGGTATTTCATGTCATTAGGACCAGGGCAAAACTTGCACTGAGGCAATACTGAGTCAATGTTTTTTAAAATATCAACACCCTGTTGCTCCACTTGATCTACGGTGTAGGGCTGATAAGCATTGATCAGTTCTCGATCAGCTGAGCTGATTGCCAATGGATGCTGACGATCGAACTCAGCAAACAACGGGGCAGGTCCGCATTTGTTCAAGGCGCCGCGGATAAAATGATAGTTTTTCCATTGCACAAATCCACAGTGCTTGTGCGATATCTCTGGATCATTGTTGAACAACGTCAGCTCTCCGTTGCTGTTTTTGGTAACAGCAGCATTGTAAAAATTGTCTTGAATCCAAAAACACACCCTGACCCCATTCACGTCCAGGAGTGCCAAATCAGCGCCAAGTGTTGATTTTTCTTCATCAGTTTCTTGTTTGTTGGTGAATATCTGAATAGGTTCACAAAGAAATTTTTTGGCTTCTTGTATATAAAAATCCAAGTCTTCTTTGTTGTGAACACTGATACCAACCCAGTGTTTGAATACTGCGGGATCAGTGTGCCAAGACAGCAGTGATTCATACAATCCAGGTGTGTGATTTAAGCGTGTGCCGTTGGTTAACACTTGCACTGGTCTTTTCCATGTGTCTGACAGTCCTCTAATCCATTCATTTATAGAAGGATTCAACAAGGGTTCACCGCCAAGGATTACTATTTGCTTGATGTCAATGAGGTCAGCCCACCGACGGTGAACTGCTTCGTAGTCGCTCCATCGTTGCCAGCCGGCAAATTTATAATCATTGAATCGATTGCACTGATCACAATTTAAATTGCAAACATTCGTGATGTAAAATTCAACCTTGTCTAATACATATCTGGTATCTTGTGGCATTCATTACTTACCAGGCCTTGAGCACCATCAAATTCTCTGTGCCGCGCCCGTTAAACGGGGTTTCTGTAGTAGTCAAGTCCTTGTAGATCTTACGTGCCGCTGGCTTGCCTGCGGCTTGCACTGCTTTCACAACATCTGCTGGCTTGCGCACAGTTTTCTGCATGGTCTCAATGGTGCTGAAACCAATGATGCTGTTGCTTTTCACAGTGAATGCCTGTGTGTGGCTGTCAGCAACAAGGTGTATCAACTTGCGCTTTTTGGTGTCATACAACCAGGCTTCGGCTTTGTCCACAAGACTTGCGGCAGGAAGCCCTTTGAGCTTGAGCTCGGCAAAGTCCATGAGCACTTTGAATTTTGCGGCACGTTTCTCAGGTGGCACTGACTTGACCTTGCGTGGCTTGCGTTCTACTTTCTTGATCTGCACATACGCACCACAGTCATTTATGACCGCTTCACAAAACTTCACAAGATTGCGCATTTGAATCTTGCTTAGGTGGCTATAGCCCTCAACCAATTGTGCGTCCTTGCCCTCGATCACAGTTTCAAATTCTGCAAGTTTGTGTTTCCACAAGTTGGCAATGTCCGAAATCATTTGCGGTGCTACATTTAAGCCACGTATAACTGTGATAGGCTTGTAGTCTGCACTCATCTTGGCGCCGTTTACAACAAACTCATCAAACATGCCGTCCAATTCGCCAGCACATTCTGATACCTTTTCACGCAGGCGATCTTGAATGTTGGGCTTGACCACCACAGGTACGGCTTCTACCACTGCTACTTCGGGTTCGCGGGCTTTTAGAATTTCTTGTATGTAACCTTCTAGTCTCACTTGCTCAGTGTCTGTGAGTTCCAGTCCCACCATGCTCATGCGGCACAACCATGCCGTGGTCAAACGAACTGCTGAATCTGGCACTCCTTTGAGGGCACGGACATCTGCTTTGCGTCCATGATGCTCCAAGTATGCTACCAGCATTTCGCGAGCATCTTTCTTGCCATAAAAATAGTTATACCACGAAAAGGCAGCACTGAGTTGGCTGGTGCGATCGTCTGTGGGTTGCACACGCCATGTGGGTTCTAGTCCTGTGTATTTGGTATCAGGACTGCGAGGGTTCATTGGCCGGACAGCGGCTCGTGTTGCGTTCATGTGGGCTCCTTAAATTATATGTAATTATAGCAGAATGGCAATTATTGGTCAACCCAAAGCCCTTGCGGGCTCAGGGTTTTAGAACACATGCCCTTTAAATTGCTCGTAATCATAAAATGCAACCAAAGTATTACCACGGAAAAATACAGTGAGCCCACCCAAGTCCTCACGCACATCTGCCCCAGTTGTCTCTGCAATAAAGTCTGTAGCCCGAGTCTCAAGTGCTTCCATCAAGTCATCGCCTGAGGCTTCAAAACTAGCAAGAGCCTCTGCTTCATAATTGATATTGTAATTTGGTGCTACACTGTTAATCATCTCACTGTGCAAATCTGTAACTAAATCACTCATTGTTGGCTCCTTTGTTGTTAAGTCCATATTATAGCATTTTGGCAATTATTGGTCAACCCCAGCAAATGTAAACCCAAAGTGCTATAAATATAACATGCCACGCTTATCCCTATACCGCCCCAACCGCACCAGAGACTATCAATTTTTGGACCGCACCATACGTGAAATGTACACTGTGGGCGGATTGGATATCTACATTCACAAATACATGGGTCCACAATCGGGTGGCGATGACTCAGCACTAAGTGGAAATTTTGATGCCACTCAGCCCACATACGAAACAGTGGATGTGCTGAACATTCAGGACTTGCTGTTGTTAGAGAACCGTGATAGAATTTATGATCCTGATGTGTATATCATGCGCGGTGTTTACAACACACAAGATGTGGACTTTGACCTAACACAGTTTGGCCTGTTCCTCAACAACGACACCATATTCATGACGTTTCATTACAACACCATGATTGACACATTTGGTCGCAAACTCATGAACGGTGATGTTATTGAGATCCCCAACTTGAAAGATTACCATCCGCTGAATCAAAATATCCCCCGAGCCTTGCCCAGATACTATGTGATACAAGACGCAGACTTCGCCAGTGAAGGATTTTCAGTAACTTGGTTGCCCCACTTGTGGCGTGTGAAATGCACACCAATGAAGGACCAGCAAGAGTTCAACACCATTACCAACAAGCCCCTTGTGCAAGAAAACATCTGGGATCCAGGTAATTTTTATCCTTCAAATACCATTGTCAATTACGGCAACACTTATTACCAAGCACAAGGCAATGTGCCTGCTGGCACAGACATCACCAATACAGATTTTTGGGCATCATATGATCCTGCCACTATCAGCGACATACAGGGAACCCGTAACAAAGACTACGAAATCAATGATGCTATCTTGGCTCAAGCAGATGCAGAAGTTCCGTTGTCAGGGTATGATAATACTGTGTTCTATCTTGAGTCTACTACGCCAACAGGAGAACCAGGCAATCCCACAAGTCTCAGCACTGATGGCAATGTCACAGTGGATGGCACACAAGGTGGCATGAATACCACGCCAACCAGCGAAGGCTACGCAGCTGGTTATCTTACTGGTGGTGGTGTTGCGCCCAACGGACTTCCGGTCACATCTGCAGTGAACTTTCCGCCTAATCCTGTGGTGGGGGCGTATATACTGCGATTAGACTACAAACCCAATCGCTTGTTTCGATATGACGGATTGCGATGGGTCAAAGTTGACGAAAAAGTAAGAACAGATCTCAACAACGGTCCAACAAATAAAACACTGCGCAGTGGCTTCGTAAATAACACAGCCACAGTAAACACCAAAGACTTGGGCAACATTCCAAGTCGTCAGAGCCTGAGCGAGATACTTAAACCACGTGCAGACAACGGTGACCAAGGTGGGTTCTTACCGCCTGGCACCTAACCAGGAGAATTAAAATTCAGCAATTTTTTTACGATGAACAAATACGCAGATTCTTGTTGCAGTTCACAAGAATCTTTTCAGGCTTTCAAGTAGAGTATGCCAATGAAAACGACGGAGTAAACGCTGCCACGCTGTTGCGTGTGCCTGTGCGCTATGGTGATGCTAGTCGCAATGCGCAAACCATCATACAAGAAAACTCACGCAACAGTTTGCCTTCAACACCACTAATGACATTTTATATCACTGGTTTGGACTATGAACAAAGTCGCATGCAAGAGCCTTACTTTGTGAGCAAGATCAATGTGCGTCAACGCACTTATGATTCAGCAACAGAAACCTACGAAACCACACAAGGCAGTGCATTCACAGTGGAACGCTTGATGCCTGTGCCATTCAAGCTCACAATACAATTGGATATCTGGACATCAAATACCAATCAAAAGTTGCAGTTGCTAGAGCAGATCCTTACACTGTTCAATCCCAGTTTAGAAATTCAAAGCACTGACAACTACATTGACTGGACCAGCCTGAGTGTGATGTATCTGGATAGAACTGCATGGACCAGCAGAACTATTCCTATTGGCACAGAAAATCCTATTGACGTTGCCACATTGACTTTTAGCATGCCAATTTGGTTGTCGAGTCCAGCCAAGGTCAAGAAACTGGGTGTGATAGAACGTGTGATTGCGTCAATGTATGATGCACAAGGCGATTTACACAATGCAGTCACCGACAGTGATTTATTACTGGGCACCAGACAAGTTATCACACCTTACAACTGGGCCGTGGTCCTGGTTAACAACAAAATACAATGTTTGCAACAAAGATCTGTGGTTGAAGAACCCAACAACGCAGAACTAGATCCCACAATAATTATTCCAGACTCCAACTTGTTGTGGCCGACTGTGGTAGACCTGTATGGCACACTTCGACCTGGTGTGAGTCAAATATGTTTGGAACAACCTGACGGCACTGAAGTAATTGGCACCATTGCACTTGACCCTAACGATGACAGATTCATGCTGTATAATGTTGACATTGATACTACCCCGCAAAATACACTAGATCCTATTGATGCTGTTATCAATCCACTGACATCAGGTCCTGGCGACGGTTTAGATTCTGCCTTGGAAGGGCAACGATATTTGTTGACCGAAGACACAGGATCAGTCAACAATACTGACCCTGCTCAAGCATGGGTAGGTGCGAACGGTCGTGGACTTGTGGCACAGGCCAATGACATTATTGAATATAGCAACAACTACTGGCATGTGGTGTTTCGTGCTGCCACTGAAACCAACAGCACACAATATGTTACAAATATCACCACAGGCATACAGTATCGTTGGGCTGGCGATGCATGGATCAAAAGTTATCAAGGTGTATACGTTGGAGGCACCTGGAGGATCGTACTGTGAAAGCCGTTGGCGTTTGGTTTCGTAGCAGTGCCACTGGACGTTATCTATATCTCTTGCGCAACGACACACGCCATCCTGGATCATGGGGACTGCCTGGTGGCAAGGTAGAATCTGGAGAAACACTGCTGGGTGCCATGGAACGTGAGTGCATCGAAGAACTAGGCTCAATGCCTGAATATCAACGCTTGGTTCCACTAGAAAAATTTACGTCATCGGACAGCCAGTTTGAATACAACACCTGGGTGTGTGTTGTTGCTGACGAATTTGTGCCAGTGTTAAATGATGAACACCTGGGCTACGCCTGGATTGATCGTGGTCAATGGCCTAGACCCATGCACCCTGGCTTATGGTCAACTGTGAATATTGAAGCTGTGCAAAGCAAGATAGACACTGTAGAGAGATATCTTGCTTTGAGTTCTTAGGCCTGGCTTTCCTGGAAACTCAACTGAATTTCGCCCACTGGTGCTGATTGTGTGCTCAATGCAGTGATCACTACAGCCAATACTTCTGGTCCATTGGGATAGGTGCCTGTTCCAGGAATTGAACTTTGTCCAATCTGTTTGATCTGTGTCAAGTCCAAATTATTAACACCTGTGGACTGAATTGGGATAGCAAACAATCTTTCGCCTCCGGTGATATCGGCTGATACCGCAGCCACTGTCAAGAACAAATCATTTGCAGTGGTGCTTCCACCTAATACATTTCCAAGAATCTTCACAGTGTCGCCCACAGCATAACCTGTGCCAGGATTTTGAATGGTAATAGCAGTTGTGGTATCACTGTAAACAGTTTTCAATGCTTGCAATGTTACAGTGACGTTGGCACCTGAACCTGAACTTGACACATTGGTTAGGCTCAATCCAGAATACGTTCTAACAGAACTGCCCGAAGTCATAACACCTGACCGTGCAAAACCACCTGTGGTGTTTAGTGGAGCAGCTTGGACGCCACCTGTGGTTTCGTTTGAATAACGCGGAGCCACAGCAAACTGTGAGAAACTGGGCTGGAAGCCACCACCCGCATTGTTCAGTCCTGACCAGGTGGTATTGGCTGAGTCAATGTTGTTGGGGTTCAAAATACCTGTCACCAAGTATCGTCCTGCACTGACGTTGACTGTGAGTGTTTGCAGTGTCAACTGAGCACGATTGATAAGATCACGCACTCCCAAGTCACCAATAACACCGTTTGACACACTAGGAGCCAATCGCATCAAAAACGCTGTTTGGCTGGCACCAACTGTAGCTGGCAAACCATAGTTGCTTCTGTTGTATGTAAATGCAAAGCCCTCGTCACCGTTGAAATTGCCGTCCATGATAACTGCACTACCCCAGTGACTTACCAAGGGCACACAAGTGTTACTGATCAATATAACACCTGCATTGTCAGCATGTGTTGTGGCTGCTGAACTGGTATAACTGCGGCTTTGTCCTTCGGCCCATTGTGTAAATGTTGCGGCACGTGTACAACCAGTCAAGTCGTTGCCATTTTTACCTGAATACTTTATGACTTCACTGTCAATCATCACATACGCAGGATATGTTACCGACGCTGGTGGGTAGTCTGTGGCATCAACCAGAGTAATTGTGGTTTGACTATTGGTAATTGCGCCATTCAGTGAACTCGTAGGAGTTTCATTTATAGCTTCATAACGTGCAGGCAAATTACCTGAACGCATGTATGCTTCATTGTTCAAATTGTTGTTGGGACGACGGTGTGCATGATTGAAACGCCCATCTTGTCCACGCAACATCCAAATAACTGTACCAGCACCGTACCAGGAATATTCCAATGCATACATCTGCATTTTGCTGGCATCAAGTGTGAATCCAGATGCGCCGGTGCCGTTGAGTGGATCAATGTTGAAGTTTGCTTGACGCACACGAATTTCGTTGCGCAAGGCCATTTTCACACGAACTTGATTCGTCACCCCACGGAATGTGGGTACCACTGTCATACGATTGTTGTTGGTGATTGAAGCCACACTGTGTGTCATACCACGTATGACCACAACGTCGCCCACGTTGAGTTGATCTTGGAAACGACAGTTTCCATCACCGGTCACAAGGTTGGAACCAACACTGACACTGACCAGGCCTGCTGTTTGGAACGTGCTTGAACGTTGCACCGCATTCACTGTGATACCGTCATTTTCCCAGAACAAGCCGTTCTGGTCGTCAAACAACCCAGCTCTAATACTTGCCCCATGCCACGCAGTGACATTAATTCTAGGCTGTTGCCCCAACACAGGAGTTGCACTGCCCAGTGTGCCTTGTGCTTGCACCACAAATGCAGTGTCGCTGGTTATACTTGTAACAATGTATCCTGTGGCATTGTATCCTGATGTGGTAACACCACTTAGAGTAATAGTTGCGCCAGCGTTGAGACCGTGCTCAATGTCAGTGGTGATTGTGATGTTGCTGTTGACAACAGTACCACTAGATGTAACATTGGCCACGTCCAAGGTAGGTGCTAACACAGTTCCAGTGCTGAAGAAGATGCCTTTACCAGATTGGTAGCGGAAGTATTTTTTGGTCACACGAGTTGCACTTGCTCCACGGGTGGGTGTGCCGGGACCCATTAACACACCGCCATCAAACGGTCTTGATTGGAACACAGCATTGCTTCGCACGTTGATATTGGCTGTCAAAGTACCACTGACCACAGCACCTGTTCTGGCTGTAAATTGGAATGTGGTGGTGCTGGGAATGGCTGTGATAATAAACGACCCTTCGGCATATTCAGTGTTGGTACCACCAGTCATGTCCACAACAATTGGACATCCTGGAAACAAACCATGTGCATACAGCGTGGTCACTGTGATAATACTGGGATTGCCGCCATCACTGGCCATTGACGCAATGTCAAAGTCAGCACCGGTATATGGAAATGCTTGACGTATGGAAGTGTCAGTTTGATTCAGCGGATAGCCGGGCGCTACTGCAACCGATCTGCGTGGGTAGTAAGCAAAGTTATTGGTTTCCCCCAAATACACAATGTTGATACCTTCAGCATTGGTGGCTGAAGTGTTTTGTGTGCTGCTGTATTCGTTGGCAGTCAATGGAGTGTCTGTAACGTTGACTGTGACAGTGGGAATGGTGTTTGATCCACCGTAGAACATACCAGTCATACGAATCAAGGGTGACCCAACACCTGCAGTGGTCAATCCTGTGGTGTTGAATTGTGTGCGACTAATGGTTTGTGTGCCATTCACCGCTGTGCTGACAGTGGTCATTTTGACCAATTCCACATTACTGCTCAACTTTTGAAACACTGAACCTGTCACAAAAGAATTAGCTGCAGAAATATTATACCATCCACGGTTCAGTTGCAGTGTGGTTGAATCTGTAACTTCTTGCACTTGTGCCACTTCAATTGTGCTGGCAACAAAAACGTTTTTGCCTGTGGCAATATTGGCAGATGAAGAATTGGTGCCATTGCTTTGGCGCACAACTGTGAGTTGATTAGTTGATACTGAAGTCACTGCCATGAGTTCGTATATATTGGTAGTATCTGTTTGTACAATGATGTATGTGCCAGCCACAATACCAGCACCGGAAGCACTGGCCACATTGACTGTGGTTGTGGCATTGCTGGTGATGGCACTGACTGCTGTGGTTGTGCCACCCGAGGTAGGCAATCCAATCAGCATGATATTATCTAGTGCAGTAACACCAGTTGTGCTGGCCACAGTGAATGTGCGTTCTGCTGAACTGTTGACATTGGCAGTGAGATAACTGGTAACAAAAGGTGTGACGTTGCCTTGTGTTTGGCTGATCATCAATGCATAATCGTTGGTGATCCAGGGCGGCGTTCCAGCATCGGCTGTGTTGATACTGGTATCAGCATTGCTGGTCAGCAAATTGGTGCTGCTCAACAATGTGGCATATCCATTGGTGTTGTATACTAAATCTGCACCAACATCTTCGTAGAAACTAGGAATGTTGTTGATAGTGCTGACGTTTTACCATTTGGTATTTTGCAAACCATATTCAAAGTCAGCGTCAATCAAACTCTCTGGATTGCTCACACGTTCACGTCCAATGGCATCCATGCCAAATTCCCAAGGTTGTACGCCGAGTTCACGTGATTCCACATAAATGGCCAATTTGTCATTGGCGCTTAGACTGCTGGTGTCCAAGTCCAAGTTCAGTGTGGTAACACCTGCATAGGCTGTGGGCAACCCAGCAATGGTGCCTGAACTCCAACTTACTGTACCACCTTGTGTGGGTGCTCCAAAGTTGTAGATTGATGTGTTGGTTGTGGTATCGTATATGGCCAAGAAGTCCTCCAGGTTGATACGATCCTGGACTTGTATAGTGCCTAGACCTGCTGTGCCTGGTGTGAATACGTACTCGTATATTCTTTTTCTTGCCATTTCTTAAACTCCAAATATGATTTGATTTGCTGTCAACGTTGCTTGAGTGTTGACACTGAATCGGTCGTAATCGATCGTACCCTGTGCAATTTTGCTGTTGGTAACAGTGGCATCGCTGGGTGTGCCTGTATATAGTGTATCTCCGAACAACAGTCCAAAGAACGGTGTTAATGCCGCAGGCGGTGTTGCAAAACTGATTTGTGATCCTGATATTGAAAAATTCACACCAGGATTTAGTACCACGCCATTCAAACTCACCATCATGGCATAAGCTGTGGGAGGATTAAAAGGCACGCCACTGATGTTGATGTCAAATGTCTGTTGTACGCCGTCAAAGGTCAAATTGTCCATTTTACGATACTGACCAATCTGCGGTGAATTTCCCAAGTAACTCATTATAATCTTCCTACAACAATTTCAATCATGCCTTGCCCACCTGGATGATCCTGCAGCGATTTACCAATTACTGCACCCATTCTAGGTTCTGCACAGGCTTGTGCTCGTCCTCCGCCGGCTGTGACCATCATGTCGCCTTTTCGCACTGCGCCAACTACCATTGTGGGCACACGACCTGTTAATGCCACGGCTGCTGTGTGTTCGGCTTCAAGTCCTGAATTCATGATGTGTGCCGGATTTGTAGAAACCACACCTGCCACACGCACATCACCAATGCCAATGGCCTGGGTGACTTCTTTGCTGCCGCCAAATATCAACACAGTGCCCGGAGGATACTCAGCATCTGCTTCATACCATTCTGCCAAGTCAGCGTATTGTGCAGATGTTGCTTTGGCAAACACAGTATTGAATGCCACTGTAGAAGTACCAATGTTGCCCACCCCAGTGGTGTTGTTGTTGTTGATGTTACCACCAGCAATGTTGCCAGTTGACACCGTTAAACTGCTACCAGTAATAGCCGCCCCAGTTATTGCACCAGTTGCTGATATTAGTCCACCTGTGAGTATATTTCCACCTGTGACGTTGGCAGTTACTGCTAGGCTGCTCAATGTGCCCACGCTGGTAATGTTGTTTTGTGCGGCTGTGGTCAGTGTGCCCACAATGCTGGTGCCACTTAGATTGCCACCAACAATATTGCCAATGGCTGATAAAATTGCACTTGCAGTAACAACTGCTCCAGTCAAACTCAATGTGCCTGTGCCTGTGGCTCCACCGCCACCAGAACTAATTCTTGTGTCATAATCAGCAGTGGCATTACCACTACTGTGAAAATCAATGTATGGTGTGTTGACTGCGTTTAATAATCCCAACTCCATGCCAGCATTGGTCACGTTGGCTGTTATTACAGTAGCACCTGTAGCAACAAATCCACTACCAGTTACTGTGCCTGATGCACTAACTGACGCAGCACTTATTGCGGCTGCTGTAATCAAATTGCCACCAGTGACATTACCTGCTACACTGACTGTAGTTCCAGTGAACAGTGTGGCATTGACATTGGCGCCGCCCAAAACATTGCCACCAGTGATGTTGCCAGTGACGCTTACAGTGGTTCCAGTATGTGTGGTAGCATTGACATTGGCGCCACCCAACACATTACCGCCAGTGATGTTGCCAGTGACACTGAGTGAAGTCGATATACCAACAATACCAGTGCCGGCGGGTGTTAGATTGATATTGGCGTTTGTTGCAGTGGCCTGCAAATCAAGATTGCCAGTATTGTCAACTAATATTCCAGATACAATAAGATTACCACCGGTAATATTACCAGTTACACTAATTGTAGTGCCTGTGAATAATGTGGCATTGACATTGGCTCCGCCCAGCACATTGCCGCCAGTGATGTTGCCCGACGCACTAACTGATGCTGCTGATATTGCGGCTGATGTTATTAAGTTGCCGCCTGTGATATTAGCACTTGCGCTAACTGAAGCGGCACTCATTGCGGCTGTGGCAATGATGTTTGATCCTGTGATGTTGGCAGTGGTAGTGATTTGACTTACCACGTTTGAACTCAAACTCAATCCGGCTGCGTTTAAATTGCCAGCAATTACATTACCGCTGACCGACACTGTGGTTCCAGTAACGTTGCCAACCAGTGTGCCAATCAAGTTGCCACCCGAAATATTGGCTGTGCCTGCTGTGATATTGCCAGTTCCTGACACTATACCTGAACCGTAGTTGATGTTGCCACCAACAATGTTTGCACTGGCACTGACTGAAGCCGCTGATATTGCGGCGCTGGTAATCAAATTACCACCAGTGATATTGGCACTGGCACTGACTGAAGCCGCTGATATTGCGGCGCTGGTAATCAAGTTGCCACCAGTGATATTACCGGTTCCACTTACAATACCTGTGCCAAACAGCACATTACCGCCGGTGATGTTGCCAGCCACGCTCAATGCCGACGCACCTGTGTTGGCAATGGCCACTCTGGTGGCTGAATTAAATGTTACTAGGCCAGCGGCTGTGGTAGCACTAACTGGGCCTACATTGATGTTTGTGGTAGATCCTGCAAGACCGCCTTGGCCAATATTTACTGTTTTGGTGTTAGCAGTACTAGTGGCAGCATTGGCAATGTTCACTGTTTGGGTGGCAGTGCTTTGTCCAATTGCAATTTCGCCAGTTTGTCCTGTGGCACCCACCACTATGGCTCCGGTGCTTTGATTGTTACCGATACCGATACTTTGTGTTGTGGCCGAGAATGTGACTGCGCCAGTGGCACTCAGTGTTGCCCCTTGCACCAAATTTGCAGTGATTAGATTGCCACCAGTTATGTTGCCTGTTGCACTAATCAACCCAGTGACATACTCACCTGACGTAGCCCATACTACTACGTTTGCAATGCTGGTTATACTTACAGCAACATTGCTGTTGCCATACACTCGCACATTGCTGTTGCCATTTTGTATGCTGGTAGCGTCAATGCCGGTCAGTTGCGATCCATTGCCAAAGATGTAGCTGCCTGTGACATTGCCTACTGCAGACACCACACCCAGACTGTATACATTTTGTCCAGAGACATCTCCTGTGGCACTGATATTCAATCCAGCAGTTATGTTGTTGACTGCACTGAGGTTGTTACCGTATGCATCTCCAACAGCTGATAAAATACCAGCAGTTTTGATGTTGCCGCCAATCACATTGCCACCTGCGCTGACTGCCGTCACAGCATTTACATTGCCGCCAGTGGCGTTGCCCACCGCACTGACTACTCCGCCAGTCAGCACATTGCCTGCACTGACATTACCTGCACTGGTCACATTGCCTGTGGCCGTGATCAAGCCTGCAGTGGCTATGTTGCCACCAGTGATGTTGCCTGCACCACTGATTGTGGTAGATGCAGTCACTGCACCAACCACTGAAATACCGCCTGACCATATGTTGGCTATTTGAGTGCTGTTGATCACAGCATTCACATTGCCATTCACAGCAGGTATAGAGACACTGGTGTTGCCACTAAAGATATTGCTACTGGTAGTTGAAATACCAGTGAGCAAACTGCCGTTGCCCAACAAATAAGTGCCACTCACATTGCCAGTGGCACTCAAGTTGGCCAAAATCAAATCTTGATATTGAAAACTAGGATCGGTTGTGTCTACTGTTGTGGTTGGCTGTGTTAGCAAGTTGCCAAACAACTTGTATTTGTTCACTGTGATGTCACGGAAATAACCAGTATAACGTGTGTTGGCTCCATCATAGTATTGCGAGACCACACCAGTGTCATAGGTGTCACCAGGATTGGCATTGGCCAAAAAGATAAAAGGATCAGTCACTGATAAACTGTCTGTGCCTGTTGTGGTAAATGTGCCGTTGACAGTAAAGTCGCCCACGCAGGTGATGTCGCCGCCCACATTCAAATTACCAACAATACCAGCGCCGCCACTGAGCTTGAATGCGCCAGTTGATACGCTGGTGCTTTGAGTAGTGTCACCAATTACCACATTGCCACCAATGATGGTATTACCCCCAACTCCAAGTCCGCCGTTTACACGCAGGGCTCCGGTGTCTGTGCTGATTGCAGTGGCATTGGCACTGAAAGTAGCACGATTGGTGCCGCTCACTGTGACACTCATTGAACTGGCATTGGCCCAATACAAACCAGTGTTGTTGGCAGCCAGACTCACCACACTGGGTGCTGCCACTGTGCCTGCATTGAACACTGATGCTGACAAATTCAAACTGTTGAGTGCACCGCCACGATAGGTCACAGTGATGTTGTTTGCGCCAGCAGTTGGCGCACTAGTAAACTGCAAACTTATGTTGCCAGCAACATAATCTGTAAAAGGTCTTTGTAGTGTGCTGCCAATCATGACATCTAGGTCTGCTGCAGACGCTACTGATCTGGCCAACGTAAACTGTGTGGCCACACTGTTACCACTGAACGTTTGGGTGCTGGTATTCAGCAGTGGCGTGTTGGGTTGAAGACCAAGATAGCTCATTAGGTGATTTCCATTATGCTCATTACTGTATCAATACTGGTGGCTGCACTGCTTTGAACATACATTTTGTCCCCAGTGATCATCACAATCTTTTGATCGCCGCCCACAGGAATTAGTGAAGCTCCTGAACTGATAGGTGCATTGGCCACAATATAAGTGTTGGCGGTGGCATTGGCCAGATATACATTGGCTGTGATTGCGCTGCCTGTGGTATTGGTGCAAGTCAACCCAATCACAATAGTAGTTGTAGCCGAAGGCACTGTATAAGCACCTATTTGGGTAGCTGTTGCACCTATATTTTGTTGAGTTTTTCGTGTAAAAGTATTTGCCATTTGTTATCCTAATGCTAATGCCAATGCAGCCGCGTCATCCAATGTTGCTACCCGTGCTCCTGCAATATTTATCGCTGTGGTAGCACTGATATTATTGGCATTGACATTGGCTGTTGTTGTAATGTTTGCTGTGAGATTGATTGCACTGATTACATTGCCACTCAAACTCAATCCTACTGCGTTTAGATTACCGCCGGTTATGTTGCCTGTGACTGATACCAATCCAGCAGTATTGATGTTGCCACCAACCACATTGCCTGTAACTGACAAGCTGCTCAGTGTGCCTATGCTGGTGATGTTGTTTTGTACGGCTGTGGTCAACGTGCCCACAATGCTGGTGCCACTTAGATTGCCACCTGTGACGTTGCCTGTGGCACTAATTAATCCGGCTGTGGTAATATTGCCATGTATGGCATTGCCAGTGCTTGACATTATGCCAGCAGTGTTGATAT